TTAGTCAAACAATTCGCTAAGCCTGTACTCTTCATAATCAATTTCTCTTAGTTCTTTGTCATATGACGGTAAGTTTTTAATTGCATTTGAAGCATTATATTTACTATATTTGTACTTAATTATTGGTAATTCACGAATATCTACATAATGTAATTCAACTTTAATATCAGCTTCATATTCATTATGATTTTTATTGATTATTTCATTTGACACTTTTGGATGGTCATACATATCACTAGTAATGAAAGTTGTGCCAATCATTCTTTTAACTACATAATCATAAACTTCTTGGTCATTTAATTTCATTCGAATAACTCATAATTATCAAACCATTTGTTCGTCTTAAAGATGAGCTCATTTCCAATATAATAATAAAGAAAAGCATCATCAACTTCAATTCGTTCATTAGATTTTAGATAATATTGCTTTTTGTTTTGAGGTTTCATTATATTCTCATAAGTTGCCCTAACGGACATTTTAGTCATCATATAATTCAGAACTCTCTTCTTCTAATTCAGCTTCAAGAATATCCAACATTCTGTGATACTTACCAACGGCATCTCTATATGAAACATCTTTTGGCCTAATGCCATATCCTTCATGAGGCCCATAATTGAGATAGCTAATTGGGCTATTATAGATGTTTTCAACCTTTCTAATTTCTGATAAGATTTCTAACTGTTTTTCAGTTCTTTCAATAATAGCCATTAGTCGCCAACCTTTGAATAATCTTCATTTAACAATTCACTTGGACTAAAAGTTTCAGGTCTCATTTCTTGTGTGATATCCTCTTTGTTCAATACAATAACTGGAATGCCATATTGAAAAGTTCCAGGGAGTGGGCACATATTATTGTCGTTCTTGACTACTTCTTTCAAGTTTGAGACTATCTTCTTAACCCCATCTATCACAATAGCTGGGTTCATCTTGTAAACTTCTTTACGAATTAGACAATGAATACCACCAACAGTTTTAACGAAGATGACATTTCCTAATCCAAATAATGAATGAAAATACTCTCTTAAGCATCTATAGATATGAATATCAAATGCACCATCAATATCAATGTCAAAATCAATCCATGCCTTTTCGCCAAAGTTACGAGCAAATAATGACTGACAAGTATCAAATGATTTTCTCACTTTATAGTAAGCTTGTTCAATTCCGCCTTGTGAGTTTTTGAGAGCACTATCTGTTAGCGTAGTCATTATTTCAGTTAAGTGATTCATTTGGTCTTTCATTGCAGCATAACAATCAATTGGGCAAATATTCCAATAACAAACAAGCGCACTATTTATGAAACTTTCAGCTTCGTGGGGAAAATAACTATCAACCCTAACTTCCATTCTACGGATATGTTTAACGAATGATTCCCAGCCTTGATGCCTAATTTGTGTTTTGTTCCACATTTCATTATGAGGAAGAATCTTTCTCTGTTCTGGGTCTAATCTTTTCTTTCGAAGGGACATTGAGACAAAATAGATTTCATTTGGTTTAAGTGATGGGACGACATATTTGTACCACCATTTAAGTTCTGCTTCATCAGCAATAACTTTTATGTACTCAGGCATATTAGTACTCCTCTTCGAATTTTATAGAGCCAATCTGTTCAGCATTGATGCTCTGTTCCTCCACTTCGACTTCGGGTTTTGGCCTATTCTTAAGATTAGGCATTTTTCTTCTTATCTGTTTTTCTGCTATTTTCAATGCACTATAATATGCTCTACCAATAGCATCAATTTCTTCTGGTTTTAATGTGTTCATTCTCACAATACTGATGGCTTCATTTAGAAAGTAATTCATCAGTGCCGGGGATATCATATAGTCTTCATACAAGTTCTGTGCAATTTCTGGGCTATATTTTTCTTGTCTCACTTGCTGAATACAATCTTGAAGAATTAGAAAATACATTTCATTTGGAATGCTGCTTAATTGAAAAATTGGGTCTTTCCAAATTTTCTCATTTCCTCCAAGCAGTTTATATAACATATTATCATAAGATTCAAATTCCTCATGTGGAAGTTGCAACTTTTTAAGTTCATCTTTTGCTTCAGGGTAAGTTATGCTCTTGTCAATAGCCGCAGCTAATATGTCCTTAAGCTTCATATAAATTAGTAGTCCTTCCTATGATTTCGTCATCATCAAATAAATCCCAAGGATCAACTATTACTTCTTTTGCGAATTTGTCAGGGTCCATACCAATTATTTCAGACCAATGTTGAATGAACTTTTCTCTGTCATCTTGATAAGCCATTCTAAATGGCACCTTTTCAATTTTGTTATGTACTGGGTTACCAACACATTCAGTTCTGTTCATTAAAAGATGACCATACTTATCACACCATTTTAATCCGGCACCATTCACTGGATCCATCTTAATGAGCTGATTATTATAATGAGCACATCTTTTATCACATTTTTCCATTAGTCAAATAACTCCCAATCATCTCCAAGTTCATCCATCAGTCTTTGGAAAAACTCTGTCGTATCACCAAACCGTTTGAAACTTTTGATGCTATATCCCTTTTCTAATTTTGATAACATCTGTTCAAAAAAGTTCCCCTCAGCATATCTAGCAATATCATATTTCTTACTTTGAGGTTTAGCCCCAATTCTTCCCCATTGAGCTGTAAAAGTTTTCCCGTTACGAATTGTGTCAGCCTCAGTTTGAGAAAGGATGTAGAATTTGTTGTGATTTTTTGCTTTGTCAACACATTCTAAAACTACCTTTTCAACCTTTTCGTGTACAAATGAGACATTTCTTAACTGAGCAAACTCTTCTGGAATTGCTCTTTCAACTTTTACCATATCAATACTCCTAAGTTTGGCTTTTATAGTTACTGTTCTAAATATGGGGATCAGTGTTCCACAAACTATCCGTACGTCGTCCATTGATTAGTAGATTAACTTCCAATGAGAAAGGTTCATTCAACATATCAATAGCCTTCTGTTTAGTTGGTTCAGTTAGTCCCACTTGGTTCGGTGTCCAAACGTGCCAAGGTTTCAACATCTCCATATCGTCATCATCATCTAAAATACAAAGTCCAGTTACAGTATGCCTTTTCAAGATGTACTGCTCTTTGAATATCCAATGGAATATCTCATAACCACGAGCAATTCTTAAAATTGGAGTCGCCCCAATACAGACTGGCTCAATTCCAACGGCTTCAAAAAACATATCAATTCCAACCCAGTTACAATTAAAGTCTTGTCTCCAAGTTGAAGACAAGACTATTTTGCAATCAGTTGCTGCTATGATTTCGTTTAATAGCTTAACTTTTTCTGGCATCAAATCGTAAGTCCGATTAGTCATACCTGGTCGTCTGTTGTCAGAACAGTTCAACACACCATCGATGTCGAGCGCTAAGATTTTTGTTGACATAATTTCTCCATTTGTTCATAATCAAGTTTAGCTAAAAACTTGTTTTTAATCGTTTCACTATCAGTTCCCTTATACACTTCGAAATAAAGTTTTGCTAATGGCTTATCTTTCACAGCCAAAGCGAAAGTCTTTTTATTAGCAGCCGCATCATTTGTGCTTTGTGCAAACAGCTTAATCGAATAAGCATCTGCCAAAGTTTCGTGCACTAACGTTTCAACTGTCTTGTACTTTTCAACAACCTTATCAATTATTTCAGCATATTCTGGGAATATTCCCATCACATCGTCTATTGTTCCAGCCTGAATGCACTTCAAAAGATGCTCAACAGAAAGCTGGCCATTATTGTCTTTCATACGATGAATTGACAGATACTGCTCGCTCTTAACTTTCACTCGATTAAAGTGCTCATCTTGAATTATAATGCCCTCATGATTTGAATCGAGCGATGCAACTATTTCAACAACTTCGTCAAGTGATTTTGCTGTCAACTCATAAACTTTTGGAGTCTTGAATTGTGGAAAGTTTTCATGTTCAGCAAGAAACTCTTCAATGTTTATTTCGTTCTGTGAGTTGTTATCTCTTATTCCAATTAAAGTTAACTCAGTTTCTTTATAAGGAACAACAATTCTATTGTAAGGCGAAGTCAACTCAAAAATGAAAGTTGCAGCTGTTCCAAACATTTGCATTATGCTTTTTTCTTCCTTAGTGAAATTATCCATTGCTAAATCAATTAGGTCCTTAAACGTATCAATTCCATCAACGAAGTCATTTAAATCACATGGAAGATTAGCATCAGCATTAAAGCCATTATTCGTCATCCACAAGTCTTCACCATTTTCAACAGTATACTTGATTATTGAGCCATCTAACTTTTCACGAGCAAAAATCTTTCCATTCCAGTCAATAGCTGCAGCATTACCTTCGCCATAATTGAAAAACTTGTCAAAAGCTCTTGCCACTATTTTAGTCATAAAAATAGGACGAAAGATTTCATCACCAGAAAAATCCCATCTTTCTAATCTCGTATCAAGCACATCAATCACAATACCCCGAGCTATTTTCACTATTTCATCACTCATTAAAGAATGAATCATATCGTATGTGAAAATATAGCGATGTTTAATTGTTGGGTGTTGTCTGATTTTAAGATTATATGGGTCTGACGAAAGACGATCATGCCAATCGTCAGGATATTTTTCGATAAAATCTTGTAATTTGTTAGTTATTCTCATATTTGTTATATAAGAACTTATATGTAATTGTTCAACTGTTCTAATAGTTGTTTTCGATATTCTGGTGTTATGCCCTTTGGTAAATTGTTTTCAGTAAATCTATCAATCACATTATAGATAATCTCAGCAAACAGTTTCTCACCATTTCCTTCTTTATATTCTGTTTTTAGATAGCCATCAATGAGGCCGGAAGTTTTGTGGTTGATATTTTCTCTGTTGAATGAAAGAGTCCAAAAAGCATGGTTGGCTGGCCCATCTAACCAAAAAGTTCCATTATAAACAAGCACCATTTTATCGAACTGTTTGTAATATTCAATAAAGTCATCTAAACAATAGCCAATTGAATCTCTGTTCGTTATGATCTTGAAGTCCAATATGTTTTGTGCTATTTGATAAGCTGTTGCTAAGGGCTCATCTGTGTGTGGCATTTTAATGATGTTTTGTGCGTCATGAATAAATATGCACCATTTCATCTTACTCTCCTCCAATCTTAATTATGAACTTTCCATTTTCTTCTTTTAATTGTAGATCTAAATCTCTAATTGTCCAATTCTTTTGTCTTACCATTACCTTTGCGAGTTCATCCGCTAGCATTCTTTTATCTTGTAATGCTAAAATTCCAGCTAAAGTCTCAATAGCGTCCTGACTCTCATAAGTTTTCATTGAATTGTTTTATTCTCCTTTGAATATAAATTAACTATCCCTCATTGGGTTCACTAAGATTAGTAGTACAGCAAACTCTGCATGATGATCAGATTTAGCCCATGATGTTGTGTTGTTATTACCAGCATAACCATTTGCAAATCCGTATGCAACTCCTCTCATTTGATGTACTTCTTTTATTTCCCAACCGCTTGTAAAAAGGGCGTTTAATTCATTTTCATTAGTTTTCCAGTTTCCGCCATCCCAAAAAGAATGTAAGATATATGCCTTAGTTTTCATTTTTCATATCCCATGGAATCATATTAACTACCTCATAATACAATTCCTCATCGAAGGCGCCATCTTCCACTAATCCATTTAGAATATGAAGCATTGCTTCATCACCTAATTCTTTGTGAAGAAGAACCCATCTCGCTTTTTCCATTGCTGCTAAATTGAGACACATCTCAGAAAAGTCATCTGAATTCTCTTTGATATTTTCTTGAGCATTATCAACTTGAGCGAGAATTGTGAAACAGTTTTTGATAGTTTTTTCCAAAGTCTTCTGTCTCTTTTTTGCTTGTTTCATTAAGAATTTGTTTATAGCATTCACAGCTAATTCCATTTGTTCGGGTGTTCTATTTTCAATTTGTTCCTCAGTCCAACCAGAATTACGAAGTAACTCTAAAATGTAAGCTTCTGATTTTTCGTCATTCCAAGTTACTATATTCATTTAATATCCTTAATCAAATAATTCATGACAATTACATTGTTTTCTATTAAGTGAATCTATTTGTTTTTTCATTTCAGTTAACACATCTAAAACATCATGTTCAAATTCATTTCGTCCGGGTGGACGAATTGAAAGCATATATTTCATGTGGTCAAGACATCTTTCTATATTATCTTTCATATTATCCTTCAAGTGAGGCAACTAACTCAGAATAGTTCATATCCGCCCCATGCTTTTTAGAAGTTGACTGAATGATGAGATCAAGTTGCCCATTTATTCTGTCAAGATTTTCTTTGAGAATTCTACCATTGATTTGAAGTGTACTCATAATTTCTCTGTTCTTTTTTCCTTGAACTTTCATATTTAAGAGCTGCTTTTCTTTTTGTGATAATTTGTTTTTCAAGATGTCAAAAGATTCCCAAAGAATAGTTTGACTTTTTGATATGTGAAGATTATGATCTACTAAATCTCCATGTCTAGCGATTTCTTTGTCAAGATTAGAGAAAGTTTCATTATTCTCATTTGAGATAAAAATTGGAGTTGTGTTATTTTTCCAATCAAACCATCTCTTGAGAATGTTTCTGTTCATTGATCTCCAATATCCCCAAAGACGAATATAAATAGACCAGTTTGGAAGATGTTCTACATCCTCTAAACGAACTCCTGGCATCTGTTTTATAAATTCCTGCCATGCTTCTGAGTCATATTCTTCAATATCCTCTTGCATGTAGATATTATTTCGTTGACAAAGTGCGATAAGTTGATGTTTCATTTTCATACGAAGTTTGAAATACTTATCCCATAATTCGTATGCTGCAAGATTTGCTTTATTCTGATGAGCAAGTTTAGTCTCTTTTTTGAGAGCCTTTGATGCTTTTAAAGTGTACTCTTGCCATTGAGAAACAAGTTCTCTATCAGTCCTAAATTCTTTGCCAGTTGATTCTCTTACCTTCTTAGGTCTTCCCATTTAGAATAGCCTCCTCAGCTTTCTTCATTTTTGTAAATCTTTCGATCCAACTTTTCTTTTCTTTTTGGTTTAATTCTTCACTATTAGTAATATCATCAACCCAAAAAGAATACCAATCTGGATTATTATTATGTTGTTCTATTAAATCATCAGTAAAATCATAATTTTCAACATAATTTTCTGCTGCTTCTAAAGAACAAAATTTCTTTACTGGACTACTATGACTCTTTTTTAATTGACCTTTTTCTGGATTCTTTTTTGATGGATTCCATGTCCAATAAAAACCAAATTTATCCTCAATATAACATCCTGCCATTTTTATCTCCTTAATATATAATATAAGAAAATTTAATCTGGGAGTTCATACTCATCTTCTATTTCTTTCTGTTTTGCCTCAATGGCTTTCTCGAAGTTTTCTTTTTTCTGTTCTTGTGCTGTTTTCTTTGGTGGGTTTTTCGCCAATTTTGCTTTGGCAGCTTTTGCTTGTGCTTTCTCTTCTAAGATTTTTCTCTTTTGAGCGCCTTCAACCTTAGCTATTAGATTAGCTACATACTTGTCATTCATTGTGTCAATGTGAAGAATAGTATGAGCAATATCAAACACGCTATGATTTTTAGCGATATAGTCGATAAACGACTCCTGATTTTCTTCCAGCCACTTAACGTTTGCTGGGTCCGTAATGTAGGGATTGCAGATTTTCATTTTAACTCCAATATTTTGCTTGTTCTTTTATTTTCTTAATATAATATAAGAAAACGTTAACTTCCATTTTATTTAATATCGTAGTTATCTCACCCTTATAGTAGTTTCCAATTTTTTGGCCCATAAGAGGATGTATGTTTAAGTTGATTTCTTTGTGTTCATCATAAATTAAATAAATGCCTTTCATATTACTGATAACTTCGTTAATCATTCTCATTTGTAACTTACCAGTAGTTGCATGTCTAAAATAAGTTTGTTTTTCTCTTGGTTTGTAAGCTAATCCAGATTTCTCACTGTATCTATAATGTTCTAAAACATTGATTAGTTGATTAAGGATTTCTTCATTTAGAATTAAGCCGAAAAAGTCCCGCTTATCTCCCATTGAGAATTCAAATCTCTCTCTTCTTATTTTAATCCAAAATGAGATTTTCTGCCACAATGAGAAAGGTTGTTCTTTTTGTAGAAAATGAAGATTATCTTGATTGTCCATCCACAATTCAATAATATGAGAATCTCCACAACAGGCACATTCAATAGTATGTATTTTTACCATAATTATATATAAGATTTTCTAATCAAATAATTCTGAACTACTCAGAGCTTTCCTTAATCTTTTATTTTCAGCTTCAAGTACTTCTACTTTCTTTTCTAATTTGTTGCATATTCTGTGAAGTTTATCAACCTCTCCAAAAACTTCTTCCATAACTCTATCTACGTAATGTTCTTGCATTTCTGCAAATATATGTTGAATCACAGCGGCTTTATCCTCATCACCAAACACTTTCATTAAGTCGTCCATCTCTGGAACATATTTTAAGTCATTGAAATTCTTTTTCTTTTTGCTTTTTTTCGTATCGGCAGGGCCAAAATCTTCGCCATCATCATCTCCTGGACCTATCGCTGTAAGAAGCTGGTCTATCTCATCCTGAGAAAGCACTTCGGTGAAAACTATTTGATTCTTACTTTTTAGATGACCTAAATCATAGTCTGTGAGGCTATTCAAATCTATCGTTCTTTTATACATAATAGTTAGTAGCTATATTAACCAATAAAAAAGCCCCTCAAATGAGGGGCTGTAGTTTTTACTTATCAAATAAGGCTGGATTGCTACTATAATCCTGGTCACTTTGTGTGACTTGGGATGTAGCTCCCTTACTTAATTTTGGATTGTGTCCATTTGGCACGCCGTCAGGTTTTGGGCCTGCTGATTTTCCACTGTCATAGTGTCCACCAGGTGGGATGCCATTTGCCTCTCTAAAAATCTTTTCAAAGAGTTTTGGGTTTGTGTCATAATCTTGTCCACTTTGTGTTACCTGTGATGTTGCACCTTTGCTAAGTGGAGGATTGTGCCCGGCTGGAACACCATCGTTCTTATTGTCAAGTCCACCTGTCCATTGATTTCCACCATATTTAACATCGGCTTCTCTTAGTCGCTTTTTTGGTGCTGGTCTTAAATTACCAGACTCGTCGTAAATACTTTCAAAAAGCTTTCTAAATTTTGGGTCGATTAAGTCGTCTACATTCTCGAATAAGTCTTCCCTACCCTTGTAGATTTCATTAAAAGACCTACTGTCACCTGAGTCATAAAGTTGAATCGCTTCTTCTCTTAAATGTGTAGGTCTTGCCATCATACCCTCCAATTAACCTAAAAGGCCTTTTTTCATAGAATTCTTGATACTATCAAAGTTAAGCTTTGGCTCCATGAATTGTTCTACATAAACATCAGTTACAGTTTTAACACTTTCCTTAACTTTGGTTTGTGTTGCGCCTGCACCTTGTAATGCTCCGCCTGCTTCTTTTCCAGTTGCTTTTGTTGGCCAAGTTTTACCTGGTTTTGTTTCACCAGCTGCTCTACCTGAAGAATAACCCCCGGCTAATTGCTGTGGTGATGGAACTGGGATTGGATCTGGGCTAGTTGCATTGTCAGGATTATCTGAATTTGATGGAGTTGCCTTTGTTGTTAAAGTTCCCATTTCTGCTGTTGATGGAATATCGAGAAAGCCTTCTTGAAGTGCAGCAATTTTTGCTTGTCTTTCAGCTATTCTTGATTTGATTTCTTCATACTTAGAAAGTTTCTGTTTTGGAGCTCTCTTTGCAGCTTCTTCTTTGAGCATTGTGAATTCAGCTTCAGTTAGTTTGCTTGTTCCTTTGTTCTCTTGTTTCCACTGTTTGTAGTTGTTGATCATTTCCATCATTGGTGCTCCGCCCATTGCTGCTGGGTCTCCGCCTGCCATTGCTGGGTCAGGTGGCATACCATCTACAGGAGGTTGTCCTGCCATTGGGTCAGCACCCATTGGGTTTGCGCCTGCTTGTGTGAATGGTTGTAATGCAGCTGCTGCTTGTTCGATTGCGCCTTGCATTGCCATTGGGTCAGCTGCTGGGTCCATACCACCAGCCATTGCATTTGGATCAGCACCCATTGCGTTAGGATCCATTCCGCCTGCCATTGCATTTGGGTCACCTGCCATTGGGGCACCACCCATTGCTGCTGGGTCAAAACCTGCATCTGCTTCTCGAAGTCGTATGCCATTCTGTGTTGCTTCATTAAAGTTTTCTTTGAGCATTTTGATTTCTTTATAAGTTATCTTTGCTCCAGGTCCTTCAACTGCCTCTTTGAACTTCTTGTAGTTGCTAATATAAACGTCAATTCCGTTTTCTGTTTTAGCTGGCTTAAGAGACTCTTTGATTCTCTGAAGTTCTTTTTCTGTTAGCTTGTCAGTTCCTTTGTTAGCTTTCTTCCATTTACGATATTCGTTCACGCGTTCTTTTAATTGACTGTTGTTGGAAGTTTTGCCGCCTTGGGCTCTGAATTGTTCTCTCAAGTTAGCGAGTTCATCTTTCGTTAACTTGCCGTTGCCTTTTTCTGTGAGTTTCCATGCAGAATACTCACGTACTAAGTCTACAAATGTTTTCATTTTTTTTCTCCTATATAAAGTCTTGCCACATTTTACATTTATCGCATTTACGCATTCGTTTAGGTGTGATATTACACAAAGGCCAAAGAGCTGTGACGCAATTCTCTTATTTAATTAGTTATTTATAATGACTAATTTATATGGGTAGAAAAACAGAAGATAATATGCCCGTTGCTTCACAAATAAGCAATCCTTTTACATTGGACTTAAATAAAATCCAAAATACAAAGATTGATGAAGATGTGTTAAAATACACATTTAAAGATGAAAAGACGTTGCATAATTTGCGTTATATAATAACTGACTTACTACAAGGCGATGGTTCTCTTGCCAAAAAAGATGAATATGCCTACTTAAACTTTAATCAATTATCTCAAGCATTAAAGTGGTTATTAGAAAATGATTTTGATGAAACTTTTAAAAGCGAGCTTTTACTTAATCCCCACATGCTTACATTTAAGACTAAACCACCAACACCTGAGGAATTCTTAACTCACAAATATATTGGTAGTATGTGTGAGTTTTTATGGGAACCAATGAAGGAAGTTTTTATTGACTTTCTTGACCCATTTAAACCTCACCGTTCTGGAATATGGAACACATCAATTGGTAGCGGTAAATCAACACTAACTATCTTAATCCTGTTATACATCGCATTACATTATGCACTAATGAGGAACCCGAGAAAATTCTTCAGCTTTCCAGATAGTGCTGTTTTCGTTGTAGTACTTTGTGCTGTTACTCAGTCAAAGGCATCTGAAATTTATACTGAACCAATTCAACAGATGTTAGAATCATCTACATTCTGGAAACAGTGTAGAACAGCCCAGGAGATGTTATCTGAGGACAGACGTTTAATTGAAAACGATAACGTTGATTATATACCCTGGAGACCAGCCGGTAAAACTGGTAATACAGTAATAACTACTGGGAATAATCTAAACTGGAAGCAGATATCTCAAGCAAACGCTCTTTTGGGTATGCAAATCTTAATGGGAGCAATGACTGAAATTACGTTCTTCCTCGAAGCAGGAAAAGGTTGGACTAATGAGAAACTTCTAACTTTCTTTTCCAAATTACGACAAAGAATTAGCAACCGTTTCAAAAACAACTATTATGCTCGCTTCATACTTGACTCTTCACCATCAACATTAGAAGACGCAATTCAGAATTGGGTTACACATGATGCGCCAAAGAATATTGAAAATCTCGTTTGGACTGGTAGTAGATGGAAACTATACCCATGGGAATTTCCTGACTTTATTGATTATGACAAGAGCACTAAAGAGTCAAAAGAGCATCATAATTTTGATGTTGGTTTTCAACTCTTCAAAGGTGGCAATGGTAAACCCCCAGTAGTTTGTGAGATGGAATCTGAAGCTGCTCTTTATGAGGATGCCGACAAAGTTTGGTGTCCAATTAAGCAAGTAGCATCACAGGGTATCACAAACTTTTTAGATAAGGCACGAGAAAATCCAATTGAGTTCATGAAAGACTATGCAGGCATTCCTGCCGGTCAAGCTGATAGATTATTCTATCAAGGACATTGGATAGAGAATTGTTTTGCAAATGGAATGAAAAATGTTTATGGGTCAATTATAGCATTAGCTGATGAAGAGCCTGAACATCTTATTTGGAACCAAGTTCATCATATGTTCTTCAATAAGATTCTAAACAAATACTACTATTACTATGAGCCCGACATTCCTCGCGTAATATCTGTTGACCAATCAAAATCAAAAGACTGTACTTGTATCGCTATGAGTCACATTGAAAGAGACCCAACTAGAATTGACCCTTATACTAACCAACCAATTATCGTTTATGTTACTGACTTTACTATTGTGTTAGTCCCAAAAGGCGGGCTTATCAATTTAGATGCAGTTAAGTTCTTCATTTATGACTTGAGAAGAATTGGCGGACTAAACATCAAACATGTTTCCTTTGACGGTTATCAATCTGAACCAACTAAACAGTTCCTCAAGAGAATTGGCTTCACAGTTGATTATGTTTCAGTTGATATGAATAACGAACCATACCATAACTTCTTTGATCTCGTCATTCATAATCGTTGGCATTGTGGTAAGAACATATTTGTCAAGAACAATATGAAAAGTCTACATCAAACTAAAAAGAGAAGTGGCGCAACTAAAATTGATCACTTTCCTGGAGACTTGAATTATGACTGGCAAAATGGAAACTGGGAGACATGTCAAGCTGGTGTTAATGCAAAAGATACAACTGACGCAATAGCAGCAAATATTCAACTCATTGACACTTATGCAACTGAGTTTGTTCCTTCAAAAATTTGGAGAAGTGATGCTGTGTTTGAAAGGTCATACGATAACTTGAAAGAGAAAAATCAAGCAGTAATGGACAAATACAACTTCATTTAAAGCAAAAAAAGGACCCCGCCATCAACGATGGACAGGGCCCCCAAAGGGAGGCTAGTTTAGTTTAGAAGTTCCATACCCGGATGTCTTCAATTTTCACATCCTTGTCCCACTTCTGCCTTCTTTCGAATTCCTTCTGGATGGCAGCCTGGCGAAGAACCTCATGGTTTTCAAGGGTCCGTAAGTGGGCCCAGTCGAACCTTACTGCTTGCTCCGCAGAGACGGAGTTTTTGCTTGCATCCTCGTGCTCGTAGTGAACTACAAACTTGATGCTCTTGTCATTAATCTTGGTAACAGTTATTTTGGACCAGTTGTTGGAGCGGGCCCTGGCATAATTGCCGTTCAAGTCGTACATGTAAGTTCCGCCAACACGGAATCCGATATCAGCTTGTCTCTTCATTTCCTCAAGCTGTTTGATGTCGTCGTTTATCTGCCACTCGTTCCGGAGGTCAGTGTTCCACGCACCAGGGCTTTCCAGTCCATTAAAAAGTTCCGCAATTTCGTGATTATTCATCTGGATGCTGGAAACTGTCTGGGCAACTCTTTGGCTCCAGTCGAGGAAGCGGGTGATGTCCTTCTCTCTGTTTGAGGAGTGACTCACTTCAGTTATAGTTGAACCGCCGTCCTTGGCGACATTCAGTTTCATTTCAAATTCGTTGTACCTTTCATCTGGATTAAGGTTGAAAGTTAACCGCCACTGGGTAATCCCGGGCTCGTTTCTCCAACTGTCATTGTCATAGGAACGAAGGTTTAATGTACCCTCAAGGTTGCTGAAAAAGCCACGAACCTTTTCACTGTTCCGAACGGACATTTCATTTGAAATTGTCTCACGTTCGAGCTGGTATGCCTTGAGTTCCTCAAGTTCCTTATTAAGTTTTTCAATTCCTCTTTCATAGTTTGTCATGTTATTCTCTCCCTTTAACTTGATAATAATATATAAGATGGATAGAATTGATGTTCAAAACTTCTACTAATTCTTATAATGAGATTATTTGAAGAAATAGCCGAATCTACAGCAAAAAAGGCCCTCAAGAAGCTATATAAGGATTTAGGCTTTTATGTGAATATTGATGGAAACTTTGAGTCTGGTTGTGTTGTCAATGTTAGTGACACAGAGAATGAGTTTGACTTTTTTGATAAGAATTCGTCTGGAATATCATTTGGGATTATTCAAGATGATGGAGATATTACGATAAACTTTTGGTCGATTAGATTAGCGGATCATTACAAAGGGCATGGATTAGCCCGCAAGTTTATTGATGGTTATGTTGATATTCTTAAGCCAAAGAGAATAATAGCAACTGACGTAGCTCAAGAAGGCTTTTGTCAGTGGTTAGAAAAAGCTTACCCAAATATTGATGTCGTTATTGAAGATTAAAAGCCCTTGAATTCAGGGAGATCCTTTTCTAAAAAAGTCATTTGAAGATCCATAATACCAAGTTGGACTAAACTTTCATCAACTGATTTATCTTCGAGAATAACTTCTTCAGGTAATTTTCCTTCTGAAATTAGCCGCTTAATAAACTGAGGAAAAAAGTTAGCAGCTTCTTCTGCTAATCCAAAAACTTCTTTACTGTAATATGGAAATATAAAACGTTGTTCTGAAATCCTTTTCGCAACCTTTGGGCATAACAACTTAAACTTCAAACTATTAAGTTCATCCACTTCTTCAATAACCGGTTTGCCCAAAAAGACTACACATTGATAGAGTGCAGTTGAAGCTGCTCTTCCACCTCTTTGTGATTGTTCCTTATCTCGTTGTATCAATTTACTAAAATCTAATTTTTCACTCATATTTGCCATTAATTTATACCGTCCTCATTTAATACACTATCTAAAGATTCTATATACATATTTGGAGCGTCAGTTACTATTACAGTTTCAACACTCATAAATTGTTCAGTCATATTAGTTGCATATGTTACACTGTTCTTAATTACTTCATAGGGGTCAATTATCCCAGATGCAACCATATCAGTTAAGTTCCCTTCTTTTGAATTATAACCACTCTTATTATCTAATGCTAAAATTTCCGGTATGATAGACTCATGATCAGCACCAGAAGAATTGATTAGAATCTTAGCAGGCGCTTTTATCGCATTAAGAAATGCCTTAACAGCTGCAACATGATTTAAGCCAACGGATAATTCTTTTCCACCTTTGTAAGCAATTCTCAATAATGGAGTTCCACCACCAGGAATAAAACCACCAGTTAAAGCAGCTCTAACTGCATTGACAGCATCCTCATATCTATCTTTCTTTTCTTCTAATTCAGTTAACGTAATACCACCAACATAAATTGTTGCAATGCCGCCAGTCATTTTAGCAATTCTTTCTTTTATCGTTTGTAATTGATATCCAGAATAGCCAATTTCAGTTCCTTCATAATCAACTTTAGCTCTTAATTGTTCGATATGTTTGTTGTATCTTTCATCATCAAAGTGAGCGCCAATAATTGCTGTCTTATCTTTGTTAATAATAACTTGTGTTGATGTACCAAGATATTCTTCCTTATAATCATTTAACTCAAAATCATAATACATAATTTTAGCATTAGTCATAACAGCTAAATCTATCAAATTATCATTTATGTTTTCACGAGACACACCAGGTGCTAAAACTAATGAACCAATTACAGTTTTCTTATTTAACATATCACGAAACCAAGCCATTACTTCATGAGAAAAATCTGGTGCAATTATTACGATTGGTTTTTTGTTTAATTGGAGAGGCTGAATTATCAGTTGTAAATCTTCGACATCATTTAACACTTCAGATGAGAACAGGAAGTTGGGCTCTTCTAAAATGCATTGGTCATGGGATGCATTGATACATTCACTTGACAAAAATCCTCTATCAAATTCTAATCCAGATCTCGTTTTAACAGCTGTTTCACCTTTACGAGATAAGCTATCTGCTAGAGTTACAATGCCATTATCACCGATGGAGATAAAAGCTTGCTTAACTGTTTCAGCAATTTCTAAATCGTTATTAGCCGAAGTTTTCGCTATATTGAAAATATCATGTTCATTTTCTATTTCATGTTTATAAGTTACTAATTCATTTAACACATAGTCACTAGCAATTTGAAAACCTTCTTTTAAGTGATTGATGTCAATACCTTTCACTAAAAGTTTGTAAGCCTCTTTACATAATTCAGCAGTCAAAATAGTTACTGATGTTGAACCATCACCACCCATAAAATTGCTTTTACCAGCAGCCTCTTTGATTAACATTGCTCCAAAGTTTTTGGCCTCATCTGAAAACTTTAATTCCTTTGCAACAGTTATACCATCTTTTGTAGTTCTAAATGAGCCGCCTTTGTCGAATGCTGCTGTTCTACCTTTTGGTCCATAAGTTGATGCGACAGTTTTTGATACTTCTAATATTCCATCGAGAACTCGTTGTCTACCTTCGTTACCTCTAAATATCTTTTTTCCATACGTTGCCATATTTATACCTCTAATGTTGTTATAGTTTCAATTTCTTTTTTACAGTCCTCATAATCTTGTATGATTGACTTATATAATGATTCAATAAAGTGTTGTTTGAACTTAGTTAAAGCAAGTTCATTTATATCTTTTTGAATTGTCATAATTTCTGAATCAATATCTTCTTTCTGTTTGAATAAGTGTGATAATTTACTAAAAATCTCTTGTGATTTATCACATTCACAATACATCTTCCAATTATTTTCAAACTTAGTAACTTGCATTTTTCCCTCACAAAAAGGACATAATGCTTCTTCACCTTCCAAATTAATGTAAGTGCTAGAAATTGAATCTTTCTGATGTATGATGCCCCTTTTTATGAGGACTATTAGTTCTTCTCTATTAAACATATACTTTTATATTAACTAATCTTCTACTACTTCAGAAATGTAATTCACTATTTCATCAGCAGAGAAATTTGAAAAATATTCTCCATCATCTTTATATATAAGCGGCTTATCTTTAATACTTAACAATGACAAATGCTCCAAGAAAACTTCTTTTGCTTTTCGACTAAACTTTAATTGTCCGCTTGCTTCATCTGGTGAGTTAACGAACTTACCCTGCTTGTCGATACAAAGTTTAACGAAATTAATTGCCTTTTCAATTATCTCAGGAGTTGCTCTTCCAAAACGATATCTAATTGTGTTGCTTCTCACTTGACGGGGTGGAACAATTTGTTGTTGATACTTAATCTCTCTAGTTGGACGTACTGTTACTTCTTCTGGGATATCTACAACTTGATCAACAACCGATTCTTTTTCCTCGGTGTATGCCGCCATTTCTTCCATTGTAGTTGGTAATGGTGGAAGTTCTTCTTTTTCCCATTGTGTCAACTTTTCTTCTATGACTTCCATTGGTTGCGGTTGAGCTTCTGGTGCATCAGCAGGAAAAAGTCTATCAAAATCTTTAATAGTTGATTCAACTGCTTTTTTCATATCTGGAAAAGGTGGCTGTTCTGGAGCAGGATATTCTTTCTTTTTTCTTGGCTTTCGTTTTTTAACAGGTGGAGGAGGCGGGTCATTCTCAGGTGGCCTATACAATGGGTTTGGGTCAGGCTCACCTAATACTAATGGTTCCTCATCTTCATCAATAACTGTCTCTTTAACTTTTGGAGTTGGGTTTTCATTTATTACGTAACCAATATCTTCATCAGCATATAGTTCGATAATTTCATTGAATGTTCTATCTTCTGGTAATGAGCGTTTGAAATACTTCAAGATTAAGCCATTTATTCTAACAGCAGGGGCACATTGGAAAATAGTTAACTCTAATAAAAGTGATGCTAATAACAATATGAAAATCTTAATATGTTCTGGCGGGATTCTTCCACCAGTGTAGTTACTAAAACCTTCAAACATATAAGTGAGGCCTTTGTCATGAATGATTTTGATTTCTTCATTCTGAATTTGTTCAGTCAATATGATTAATGCAATATTTCCATTTGTTGCTTCAACATCAGCTTGTTCAATTAACATTAAAAGCTCATCATTTAATATTGATATTTGTCCTTCCATATCACTTTTTGATGCTTCAAATGTTGCTTGAATTCTAGTTCTTTCTGCCTCTGCTCTATTTCTAGTAGCTCTAACTTGAGTTAAATATGTTGACTGTGCTTGAAAGGCTTGATTAGCTGCAACCCATTCTTCTGATTCTCTATCCATTATGTTGTCACGATCTAACCTTAATTGTGCAAATCTTGCTTCAGCTGCTCTAACGAGTGAATCTTCTTCCATCCAAATTTCATTTGCTGTTATCCAAGGTTGAAACTCCATGTATGTTGCAACATTTGCTGATTGACGTATGCTTACTATTTCATCCATTTTGTACTCAATAGCAGCTCGTCTTGATAATAGGATCTCTAAACCTGAATCTCTAATAGTTTGGGTTCTTGAAGTGATATAAGTTGAAAAACCAAGTGATGCTATAACGGATAATAAGCCATAGACTAGATACCAACTGAATAAAGTGCGCGACTTTCTCAATAGTGGCTTGTAATTCAATTTTAGATATAGTGATTTTACGACATTAATAGAAATGACTGTAGTGAGTTTAGCACCTTCCAACGCAAGGGAAAGCGCTAATAAGAGATATGTCCAACCTGGGTCTAACGCAGTGAACAAAAACACATTGAACATAGCAGATGCAATAGCTGCTATAATAAATGCTAGATACCTAGCCCCAATGTAAACATTGGAATCTGATAAAACTTTTTTCATTTTTTCTCCATTGACAAAATATTGTTCTATTATTTAGTCATCTTTTCTTTCGGAAGGAGAAAAAACTTTAGTTACCCTAATTCCATAGTTCTCGTCAATACTTACGACTTCACCTTCTGCGTACTTAACGTTATTCACATAAACTGTAACAGGCTCGTCAGCATTTTTATCCAATTCGACAATAGTACCCACGCCAAATTGAAGGATATCTTTCACATTCTTTTTTACTGAGCCCAACCTTGCTGTTAGTTCAACGTTAACATTCTGTATGTTTTGATAATTATCCATTATTTTAGATTAACTTAAGCTGCCCCAGCTCAACTTTTAGTTTTTAGTCCTTTTTCTCTATTTGAAGTCCACCAAAGATTGGGATCTTTTTAGGTGCTACCTCTTCTCGAGGAGGAATTGTGATAGTTAACAAACCATTGTCGAATGTTACTTTGACTTGTTCTCTATCGAAATATCGAGGATCTACTTTCCAATTGGTTTCGACTCTCTCGATTCTCTTGAGTCCAAGTTGTAGATAATAGTTGTTACTATCCTCTTTTCTGTCGTCTACTTTGTTTGGCACATCTACAACCAACTTAAGATTATCTCCGTCAAATGCGAGATTAATCCAGTCCTCGTGAATACCTGCCAATGCGGCTTGAATTGTTAGAGTCTTACTCTTTTGGTCAATTATGATATTAGTTGGTGGAAATGGTTGTGAAGCTATTTGCTTGTTAAACCTTGATGGTTGTAATGCAGATTGAAATGCAAAAACGTCGTTGAACATATCGTCGAAAATGTCGAATATGTCCCTATAGTACTTATTACTCATAGTTACTCTCCTTGAGATACATCTTTAATAAGTCCGTGCTGGGGTTTTACGGCACTTTTATGATGTTCTCTATAAATTATATTAACTGCCCTTTCGGGCAGTTTATTTTTAGTCAGCTACAATATTGTCATTCATGAAAGCCTTAAGTCCTGACTTGTCATCAACTTTAGGCACATAACCTGAAATGTCTCTCTTAACGTGTCTTTCTCTAGGAGCGAGTTCAGCAGGAATAGTCACGATGCCTTCTTTACCAGCAACAACTCTGCCTTCCCAATCATATATCCTATAAAAGTGCGGGTTGTTACCATTCTGATCTGTAACTCCACGCCAAGTGTTCTCTCTCATTTTCTTAATGCTATTTCCCATTGAGATATCTCCTTAATAAATAGTTAGTTTCTTTTTAAGGAAAGAGTTCACAGGATTTTAATTTACAATTTTCACACTTATCTGGAACTTTTGGAATAGCATTCATAGAAAAAACTAATCCTTCGAGGGCTCTTAATCTTAATTCAGTTTGCTCTAATTTAGTTTCTAAGCCGTCAACATTCCCATGAGCCCAATTTATTCTACCCTCAAAGTCTCTGTTCATTTGATTCTGTTTGTCAATGAGTTCTTTTATAGAATAATTGTCATCAAGTTCAGTTATCATCTTTATCTTCGCCTGCTATCTTTTTAACGTACTCACAAATGTTTACTAAACAGACCCATATCATTCCCAATAAGATGATGACTACAATTTCAGTGCCCACACTCATGTTATATTCTTTTTTAGAAAATTACGATAAGTTTTATGTAACTCTTTGAGTTTCTTATACTCTTCTTTTGCCTGTTCTTCAGTCATTTGTGAAAAGTCAATATCTTTCGTTTTAACTCTCATTGCTTCGCGTACTGTATCATCTGGTAAATAAGTTACGTCAAAACCCTCAATGTGAGTTGCTGTCTCACGGCATACAAGCACTTCTCTTGGTTTATCCTTGTAAGTGAAATTCTTTATGACCATATTAAGTCCTCCATTACGATTTATTTCTATATTAACTAAATAATATGAACAATTTAATCACGACTATTGACAAAATTAGTGAAGTTTTAGAAAGCAAACTAAAATTTAACGATAAACAACTAGTCTATTGTAGAGAAGATAATCGGCTTTACATGAAGGATAATGAGAATTTGATCGACATCCTTCTTGAACTTAGAGAACTCGTTAGTAGACCAATTGAATTTAGAACGCTAATTCCAGATTATGAAAACATAGGCTCAGAAAACATATTTACACAGAACTATAATGATAGCTTGCCTGACGGACATCCAATCATACCATGGAATGCAAACCCACTTTCATATAAGGCTAATCATAATGGATATGTCCTCATTACTATTGAAGGCTTAACTAATTTTAGAATTTGCCACAATGGAACGAAAATAATTGAAAAAGAAGTTGACAAGAAAAAACCAAATACTTCAATTCTTTATGCCCAAACTTTTGAAATGGCAAAAGATGACGTTATTGAAGTGCATCGATTAAATGGTGTTGATAATATTGCTGATGAAGATGACACAGCAAAATATAGCTGCTATTGGGTGCCACCTCGTGTAATGCACATGGAAAGCGGCTACATTAGAGATGAGAAAAAGTTAGTAGATTTAGTTTATCCAATTGGCTCAATTTATATCACAGTTAACCCAATCAATCCACATTATCTTTTTGGCGGTGTTTGGAAAATGTTTAGTCAAGGAAGAACACTCCTTGGTTTTAATGACAACATTGAAGAATGGGATGTTAAAAGAGATGGTAGTTTACAAACTAGAAGATTATTAGATACTGGTGGTCGTGAAAGAGTTAAATTAGAGAAGCCACATATGCCAAACCATGACCATGATTTTAGAGAACATAACCCAGAAGATACTCACACTGATTTTAGATATCACAAACATACTTTTGATGCGCATGAATATGAGACAACTAAAGTCAATGTTGTTCATACTTGGGAAAATGCAGCATCAGTAGAAGTTGTCAGTAATATTGATAAAAAAGAAAATTATGGACTAACTAAAGAAATGTGGCGAGTTAGTGAAAATCAAGATTTTACAGTAGATTCTAATAATAAATTAATGGCATTTGGTGATGATGTTACAAGAAATACAGTTCACCGTGTTAAGGGTGATAATTTAGCTCATAGAGACTCCTTTGATTTGGAAACAGGAACTTGGGCTGATGATATTAAATTGGTTAGAGACAACTATTATGCTGGTGGTGATGAACCAAGGGCTGAATATGAAACTGAAAATACAAGAACATCTGATTACTCACATATACCACACAATTTCAAAGCTGATGGTGGTGATAGACCACATGAAAATATGATGCCTTATGTAGTAACTTATATTTGGGAGAGGAAGGAATAATGATATCAATTATACAACTAATAAATGACGAACAATCTCTTATAGAGGGTGATGTAGTTCTTAAAAATGGCCAATTAGCTTGGACAACTCAACCAAATAATGAAGGTGAACTTTTCATTGGAACAGAAGACGGCTATGTTAAAGTAGCTGTTAGTGTTGCTTTTAGTTTAAGATTAGAACAACTCATTGGCGAATTACAAGATGTAGTTGAAATTATTGGCGATGATATTGAATTAAAAGTTGAACAAGCTAAATTGTTACTTCAAAAAATTAAAGAAGCTAGAGATTTTATATTAGAAACAATTGAAACAGAAATAACAAATGTAGAAGCTAGATCTAAGACTTATACAGAAACTTATGTAGATGCTAAAACAGCTGATAACATTTACATGAATTCTAACAAAGACATAACTATAACAACTTATATAAACAACATCAGAGATAATTTACAGGGACAAATAGATAATTTAATTACTGATTTTGCTAGTTTAGATGATAACATTGATGAAAGAATTAGAGTTGCTAAAAAGTCAGTTGATGATAGAATTGATGCATTAAATGGTGAGACATTACCAGCTAATGACACAGATGAAGATTATAGTGTTAATGATTTTATTAGAGATTCAATATCTGGTTCAAATACTTATACAAATACTAGACTTTTAGAGTTTACTAAAATTCCTTTAAGAAAAGATTTTGAATCTGAACTTCGTGGAAATATAGCACAAGGTTATGAACCAGTTAGACACTGGAAAGAAGGCAAGGCCGGGGATTTCTATTTTGTTAAAGAATTAGATATTAGATATCCTGGTTTCAAAGGAATAATGTGGTGGAATCCAAATGGTGGTGGTGATGGAGATGGAGATTGGGAAACTGAAATGGACCAGTCACTTATCCCAGATGGTGTTACACTTTTAGTTGGTGATGACGAAAAAATAAAAATAAATCCAAACTCACAGATATTTATTGATATTAAAAATTATAATGATACAACTAATACAACAACACTTACTCAAGCAAAAGCATATGTAGATAATTTATTATTACAAAATCTTAAATTACCTGGATTTGTAAATTTTGAATCTGATTTAATAGGTATGGGTTGGGACCATGAGGGCACACCAAAAGGTGGTGTAGCTTTTGAAGAAGGAAATCCTGGCGATAATTATTATATTAGAGAGCTTGATTATACTGATAGAGAAATTAAAGATTTAACTAAAAGAAGACAAGGTAGAGCTTGGTGGAATCCTAAAAAACCAAGAACAGATACGATTGATGGTAATTGGGAAATTGTTCCTGATAAACAACTTTTTCCAGATAGTATTACAACTAAATTAGACGGTAATGGACAAATTGCTGTTATTGAAGATGCTGAATATCTTGAAACAATAAGAGGAAGTATAACTAGCGTAGATAGTAAATTTGTTACTATAACAACAAACTTAAATACTAAAATTGATACAAGAGAAGCAGCTATTCGTTCAGATGCAGCTTTAATGAAAACTAATCTTGAAAATCGAATGGACGGTCTTGATTTAGCAACAAATGAAAAATTTGAAGGGGAAATTGATAGAGTTGAAACTGAAAGTAAGACTCGTGATGGAAATCTAAATACAAAAATTGAAAATGTAGATATTGCACTTAGAACTTTTGCAACACAACATATAACTAGAATCAATGGAGAAATTGCAGAATCAAATGGTAGAATAGATGATGCTGAAGATGAAATAGACAGAGTTGAAACTGAAAGCAAAGAACGCGACACTGCTCTTGATAATAAAATATTAGCATTAAGTGGCGAAAATATTCCTGGCTGTTTAGATGAAGATACTATACAAGATGCTAAGGATATGACAATCAATGAATATACTAGAAGTTTATTCGAAGAAGCAAAAGAACATGCTGATGAAATTGTTCTAAATAACTTAAGAATTCCTGGAAAAATAGATAGAGAATCTAGATTAAGAAATAAAGATGCAATTACAGGTATCTATTATAATATGCATCAACAAACAGGTTACACAGGAGAACCACCAAAACATGGTGAAAATTATATTGTTGAAGATTTAGACATTACATATCCTGTTCATGGAGATGAAAGAAAACATCAAGGTAAAATGTGGTGGAACCCAGATAAAAAATATACTGGTAGTGATATTGAAGGTAAATGGGAACTCGTAAGGGACGAAAAAATATTTGCAGACGATGACACAATAATAACAAATGACACAACTGGTCTCATTGAAGTCAACATAGAGGCTGAATATCTAGGGAATATTAGAAGTTCTATAAGTGACACAAACACAAGAATAGACGAACTTCATGGTAGTAACTTAAATATTGATGATGAAGATGAAACTAAAACTATTAAAGAATATGTTGATGATTCTATAGAAAATTTTGATATTGATTTAACAGAAAGATTTTTATCATTCACTAAAGTTCTAAAACGAACTGATTTAGAATCTAATTTCAGAGGTGATGGGGGAACTAAACCTTTTAAAGATGGGGAAATTGGTGATATTTATATTGTTAAAAACTTAGATGTATCTCATCCAGGATTTAAAGGAATAATGTGGTGGAGATCTGGTACTGATTTAGGACCAAACGGAAAAGGCCTTTGGGAAATTGAAAAAGATGAAACTTTATTACCTGATGAAGATGAGCTTATTTATAAAGCTGATGGCACAATTACTTTAAATCCAGATTCTGAATTATTACAAGCAATATATGCACAAATTACTACAGAAGTTGGAGAATTAAAAACTGAAATAGAAGAAGAAATAATTGAACCTATTACTACAGATATTACAACATTAGAAGGACGAGCTAATGATTTAGATGAAGCTATTGAAAGAATAGACGAAACTATTGAAGAATTAGATGGTAATAAAATAAAAGCAACATTTGAGCTTGATGAAGATAGAGAAGATGCTTATGGTAAAACTATAAATGAATATATTGAATCATTGTATCAGGCAGCTCTTGATCATACTAATGGCATAATTTTGCAGAATCTTAAAATTCCAAAGTTTATTGATAGAGAATCTCTATTAAGAAGAATTGATGATAATACTGAAGAATATTATGACCTTCATACAACTCCAACATTTGATGGAGATATGCCAGAACCTGGCGATAATTATATCGTTGGCCACCTTGATATAACTTATACAGATAATCCTTATAAAGGACTCATGTGGTGGAACCCAGATGATTCTTATCCAAAAACACCAAATATAAAGGGAAGATGGGAAGCAGTAAAAGATGAAAGATTATTTCCAGATGGATTTACAACTAAGTTAGACAATGGAAGAATAGCAGTTGATTTTAGTCATACTTATTTTACTGAATTGGAATCAGAACTTGAAGGATTACATGAAGATGTAGAAAGAATTGATGAAAAATTAAATGATATAGATGAAGATATAGGTGAAATCAACGGAAGAATTGATGGTGTCGAGGAAGATATAGAGACACGTGAAAGTACACTACGCGGAGAAATAACAGAGCATGTTAGTACTCTTGACGGAAGAATTACTACTGAAGTTTCTACTATCAACGGAAGAATTGATGGTGTCGAGGAAGATATAGAGACACGTGAAAGTACACTACGCGGAGAAATAACAGAGCATGTTAGTACTCTTGAAGGGGAAATTAGTAGACTTGATGGAGATATAGATCGAATTGATAATGATATTGACGGAATAAATCAACGAATAACTTCAGAAGTTACAAATGGTGTTAACAGAAATAATACTACTAACACAAAGTTTGATACAATAACAGATACAATTATTTCAAATGCTAATCTTGATAAACAAAATAGATTCCGCATTGTAGAAGATAATACTGAATTAAATGCAGCTACACCAAAACAAAACAAAGACTTGTTTTATAAGAGAGATACATCAAGATTATTTGTACAAGATGATGACAAATTAGTTGAATTATATCATCCAATAAAAGCATTCGATGATGTTAGTGAAATAACTACTGACACATTACATCGAAAAGAATTGGGCTATAATAAAGATAACAGAAGACTTTATTTACATGATAGAGACAAAATTGAAGAATTATATACTCCAAGAATTCCAAATAGAGCTTCACATGTTATTAGCTATGGTTTTAGTCACACATTTACTGGTAGAAATCAATTATTTGGCGGACAAAATCAACCAATAAACTTAAGTGAAGGTCATGTCCAAGCAAGATTTGAAGGACCAGAGGCTGGTTCATTCTTTACTTTAAACTTTCCGCAAGATCATTTTTGGATTAGATTCATTTGGTCTAACTTAGTAACTGAAACTGAATACACACCTTTTAGAATGGCTTTAGCTTGTAAAAACTTTGATCAAGGAGAACATGCTGAAGTTATAATTAACACAGTTACTTACAACTGGAATACTCAAACATCTAATCCTCCTGGATATTTAGAGCAGGGGATTGATGGTGGTATCGGTAACTTTATGACAACTTATTTGAGAAGAATTCAAGCTACACCAACTACTGATAGTGCATGGCAGTCAATTAAAGCTAATAATATTTTCTCAGTACTTTATGATATGATTGATATTAAGATTAGATTTATTAGATCAAATATGTTCTATTATTTCAGATGTTTCCCAGATGTAATAAGTTATAAACCTGATGCTGTGTTACCTGATGAAGTTAGAGTGCCAAGGTTAAACTTCTATGTAGATTGTTACAAACCAAATGCATTGCCACAGGCTGACCCATTTATTGATATCGTTTATAACGTTCAAGATTTTAATTAAGATTTTTTGGGGTCTAGTAATAGACCCCATTTTTTTGTTTCAGTATCTAATTCAATTATTTTATCGTGCTTTCCAGTATCAATAAAAATCAAACTATCTTTATTGTCACTTAATCTTTCACGAGGATTATCATCACTTTCAGTATGCCCAACAACTTGATTATAACCTTTAATAGCAGTACGAATTAAAGCACCAGGTCTAATCCAAAGAGGGCCTTCATTTAAGTTGTTGCCATACCCGTCTGGTCCAACCCATCTGAAGAAGTTGGGCCTTTCCTTAAAGAGTTGATTGATTTCTTGAGGCTCTTTAATGCCTGCTGAACGCATCCACTTATATGAGACACCACCGTGGCTAAAAATATAGCTATCAAAAATAAAGCAAACATCAAATACATTTTTATTTTCATCAAAAAATTCCTTAATATCTATAGCATGAGTAGGTTGATATCCACTGCATCTTTCATCGAGATAATATGATGTGTCATGATTAGCCCAACATAAACAAACTTTTTCTGGATTTGATCTCTTGAACTTAATTATCTCTTTTGCATTGCCCATTTGTTTTGGCCATTGATTTGTCCAAGTGTCAAAAATATCTCCGAGGAAAACTATCTTGTCATAAGAGTTAATGAGTTTAATTGTTTTTTTCCAGTGTTCAGATTGATGAATATCTGGGATTGCTATTATTTTCAAAGTGTCTCCAATAATTTTAATTGTTCTCTTAATCTATTAGTTAATTCTCTCTCATGAGCAATTTCTTGTTCATATTCATTAATCATTTTACTCATAGCATCTTCTAAAGCTTTGTACTTTAAAGTTATCATTGTCATTTCAACTCTCATTCTAGAAGCATCTTGTGAAGCCTCACCACCATTAGTAAACACAGCGAATCTGTCTGGTCCACCACCAGTAAAGCCTCCGCTTTCATGTTCTTTAAATGCTCTAATATGTGCAATTTCTTGTAAGTCTTCAACTGGGATATCTATAATCTTATCTAATCTATCATCAATGAGCGAGTTATCTTTTAATGCAATTGACAACGCATATTTAGCCACTTAATTTTTCCAATATGAAAACAAAGGCAACAATTACAGCAAATACTAAAACTATATGATACAACATAATACTGCCCAAATTAAGCATGTCTCTTAAAGTCCACTTAATTTTTCCGCTCCAAGTTACTTTGTAATTTCCTTTGTCAATAGTCATTTCTTTTCTCCCACAATTAGTCTATCGCTTTTTCTTTTATTTCCATATTTGTCAGCATCTTCTTCATATGCTTTTAATCTGTTCTCTATCTCTTTTTGAATTGCCAAAGTTAGTGTGTCTTGTCTAGACTCTTCTAATGTTTGGCTAGCTATTTTTATCGTGTACCATTCTACTAAAGTGCGGACGCTATATCTGTGTAAATACTTGATATCCGTTATGTCCATAATCTTAATAAGAAACTCTTAACCAAAGGTCTTTGTCTTCTGACTCCTCTTCATCTACTTTGTAATTAGCTTTTTCTAATTCATCTTTTACAATATCAAATGCCAAATCTGTTATTTTGTTGACTGTAATTCTAACAACTAATTCATTATTTGATCTGGCCAATTTAAGTTTTTCATTTAGTAAGCAAATTATGTCACTTGCTTCCTTAATAGCTCGCTTATCATAATTGTCAGTTGGAAGTTGTAAAAGTTCATCTCTACTTACAAGTTTTGGCCCACCATATTTTAGCGTCATTTTATTCTCCTTACTTGACTTATTGGAATCGGTGTAAAGACTTTAAATTCTTGAATTACATCATTAGGCCCAGCTTCTTTTTGCTCTTTTAAGAAATTAACATCAAACTGGTCAAATGGTCTACCTTTAAATTCGTAATCAACTTCTAAAAGCACATCAGTTTTCCAACCATTGAAAGAAAAGTTTTCTCCCCAATCAACTTCGGATAACGAAATAAACCCATAATTCCCGCCAAGCCACCCATCTAGACAACCTGACATTTGAATTTTTCTCCAATTTTCTTCTGTAGTTCTATGTAATAATTTCATCTTATCTCAAATTGTAAATCATTATAATGGTTGTCATACTTCAGAATATTATGAAGTTGGTCTAACCATTTTTTATCGCCAATCATTAATGGAGTTATTTCCCAAGCATTTTTATTTTGAACTAAATCTTTAGCTTCTTTTAAGCCAAATTCTTTTACTTCTAAATTGCTATATTTTTCTCCAAACTCTTTGTGTAAGTTTCTAATAGTTTTAATAACAGATATTGTGTACTCTTCATTAAATGATTTTAAGAATAAAGCTGCTTTTTGAGATTTAGTTTTTTCAAGTTTTCTGTTAACTTTTAATTCGTAACCTCTGTCAACTAATTGTTGAGATAATTCGTAAAATTCATCACTGTCTAATTCATCAAATAATTCTAATATATGTAGAACGTCTTTCATATTTTAATCCAATAAATGTAAAAAATTAGCTCGTAAGTCTTGCCATTCCTTTTTATTTAATAAGCTTCCCAATATATGTAAAGTCATTCTTGGGTTATTTCCTTTTTGAATTGATAGCACTGCTTCCTTTTTAATTTCGTCAAGCTCACTGTTTATCAAAGGTTTTAATATCTTCTTAACATCTTTACTATCAGTTCCATCAATAACAAATCTCAAACCATACCAAAAAATATCTCTATTGTTTACTTCTTCAACATGTTCGTTAGTTTCATCCTCCAAAGCCAAGAGCCCCTCTCGTCTTGCCTTTTCCGATAGACTTAAAGCCTTAATAATAAAATTTATCTTTTCCATAGTAATTAGTCCCTTGATTTGAATGAGATTCCAGCATAGTGTTTTTCAATCGCATGAATTGAAATTGGCTTATAATCTATCTGCTCAACTGAAACGTTATAATAAAGATTCTTATCAGAATCATGTTTGAATATCCTGTGTTCTCCAATATGAAGATGTCCATGAATATTGACTCTGCAACTATTTGCTTCGAGGAAAACTGGCTCATGTGAAAGAATCATGTAGTTATTCCAAATAATTGGATGTCTGCTTGCCCATTCAAAGCCAAGTTGCATGTAATCTGTTGCTCTATAAGCATCATGATTTCCACATATCAACATTTTTCTTCCATTTAATTGATAAGCCATATTGGAAACTTTTTCTTTATTGCCCAAACAAAAATCGCCAAGCATGTAAACGATATCATCATGTCCCACTGTGTTATTCCAGTTTTGAATCAACTTGTAATTCATTTCTTCCACATCTTTAAATGGACGATGACAATACTCGATTATCTTAGCGTGATGAAAATGAGTGTCGGCTATAAAGAAAACTTTATTGGCCACAATTTCCTCCATAAGCTCCATCGTGACAATCACCAGCTTCGCAACAATCATCACAAGGATAACTTTTATCTAATTCTTTTTCACCCTCAGAAAATTTTTGCATTAAATCTGTGTGAAAATCATTTAATTGCATTCCAGTTCTCATATTGATTATAATCCATTCAAGATAAATTATATGTAATAACTTGAATTCATCTTCAGTTAAATCTAAAGTCATGCTTTATAATCTCCACATTTATGGCAATGAGGACAATCAAATTCACAACAACAATCTGGGCAAGCAGGCCTATGAACTTTTGGAGTTGGGGCTCGTGGTGGTTCTGGTGGCCTTGGTGCACGAGGGTCATGTGAAAATCTTAAAATTCTTTCTTCCATCTCTTTTTCTTTTTGGAGCTTATTAAACAATTCTTTGAAATAACCTTCTTGCTCTAATTCTTTAAAAGCTTGTTTGAAAATAGATTTTATTTCAGCTTCACTTTTCATTATTATTTTTCGTTTCCTTTGGTTGTGGCTTCTTTTCTTTCTTAAACTCTCTACAAGGCTTTTCTACCATAGTTTTATTTGGCGCTTTTTTATCTTCCTGCATTATCTCTCTGAGCATTGTTTTCACTTCCTCACGAGGGAGTTGAATCTTTGTAGAAGACCATTGATGGAAACCATGGGGATTAGAGTTTTGTCTCGTTTCAATTTCAAATTGTCTTTCAGCCTCAGCCCAAACTATGTCTGCCACTTCTTGAATAGCATTCATACTTAATTTAATAAGCTTTTTTCTGTCAACAATATCTGAGTCAACTCCATCTAAACATAAAGTGTCCGCTGCAAAAATGCTCACTTGTTGTTCTAACAAGCGAATTACATTTTTTGAAAATGGACCTTTAATGTGATTTTTTCCAAACATTTTAATCTCCTATTTAAAAAATGATATTATCCAATCTTTTCCTTCTAGAGGACCAGTCTTACTAAATGATTTAGCTGAACTTATTTCATAACCTGCACTTGATAATACGTCAGCAACTTTAAGCAATTGTTGTTCATCAATACTTAAATGTTTTCTAATATCATCAACACAAATTTGCCACCTACCAGCCTTCCTAGCTTCTATTAGTTTTTCATTTACAAAGTTAACAAAATCATTAAACTGTTTAACCCATAATTCTTTACAATTATATTTTTCTTTTAATTCTTCCTTAGTAATAAATCTTGGTATATCACCACCAAACATTTCTTCATGATATTTTTCTTTAGCTAAACCCATTAAAACTTCTGATGCGAAATTATAGATTTCATTATCATCATGATTGTCACTCATTGTCTTCTTCCTCAAACTTTATATGAATATGCATTCCCAACGGAACTATTTTGTAACCCAAATTATATAAGTCATCTAATAGACGCTTTTTATTTTCTTCATAATGAATCATTTGGTCAATACAAAACATATAAGCATCTTTACCTTCATCACGAGCTTCTTTTAATTCCTTATTCAAATAGATTTTAATTTTGCTATACTCTGATGCTATTTTTCTTTTTGGAACTCTCTTTAACAATTCATCTTTTGATATTAAATTAAACATTATTCATCCCCATGTTCGTATGGATTTTTACTTGACACACCTGATGCTTGAGCTTCTGCTCTAGTGTTTGCACTTAATGTGTTTAGCACAAATGAAAAACGTTCCCATCCAGTCATTAAGTGGTTAATTGTGTTGTACTTGTTTTCAGCAATAATAACATTAGCTTTTAATCTCGCTAAATCTGCCATCCATTGTTTTCTAACATACATCTCAATCTCACGAGCAGCTGTAAAGTTGGCACTCTTACCCAATGAAACTTGTTGCTGTTTAACTTCAACATATTTCTGTGCATAAAAGTTTTCATACTTTTCTTCTGCTATAGATTTTTGAATTCTACATTCTTGATGCAAAGTTATTAAGCCAAATAATACGCTTTCATATTGCATTAGTGACTGATTCAATGCATAAAAAGTTGGCTCAGAACTTCCACCAAAGAGTAAGTTTTGATTCATCAACTCAATCTGTTTTTGAACAAACTTAACAAGCTCTTCCTCTGCCTCTTGATAAGTCAATTCAGTTGCAATTTCTGGCGTTGTGTAAGTGCCATCTTTTGTCATAATAAAATTGACTTCACCTCGTTCAGTGTTGTCTTCAATTTGTTTGCCCAATTCATTAAGCCCGCGCTCATATTGATTATGCTCTTCAACCGATGCAGGCGGATGCTCGTTTTCAACTGGTTTTCTTCTAACTACTTTTTCAGACATCAGCTAATTCTTTTTCCTTTGCTTTTTCTTCTTTCGTCATCTGCTTTTCAAGTTCACGCTCTCGTTTCTCATCAACTTTAATAGCAGCATTCATATATGCTTCCATTTGTTTAGCAGATCTTTCCTCTTTGAAATAAAGCCGACATTTACAGAAGCCCTCACTGTCTCGATTTTTGAACTGCTCACACATACAGCGGTTAACTTCTAAATTACCTTCACGAGAGGGACAATAACCATTGTTGTCTTTCACTCGCTGATAGAGTTCGGCCCGCTTTTCTTGGTCGGAGTTCATAAAAATCTTGTACTTTGCTTCGATTTCTGTAGTTTCATACTTGTAAAAATTGTCAGCATTAATCTTTTTCTTTGGCATATTATCTCTCCTACCTTGTTATTAGATTAACTATTGGCTCATACAAGCCACCAGTGAATTGTAACGCAAATATGATTCCACCAAACATTGTAGTAGCCACAACATTATAGTTTGAGACTTGAACTTTATGTGGATTATTTCCAGCATAGACATGATAACAGAGACTGATAAAAGTTAGAATATGCAGAATGTTCATCTGCCAGCAGAATGCGTTGAAGTCAGAATCAACTGACATCACGATCATCGCAACAATCCAAATAATCGTTGACAATGATGTCCAATACGGAGAACCTCCGGGCTTCATTTGCCGTCCATGTTTTGCTGCTGAAACTAATATGCCCTTCAAAAGCATAAAACCAAAATAGATACTAAAAATGAGCTGAAGCGTAGTCATTTATTTCCTCCTATTTAAATTAACTTTGGGCTGCCGAAGCAGCCCTAATTATTTCCGTTTAATTCTCAATTATGCAAGAAGGTCCCTTTCCTTGCCATTAGTCTTCTCAATGGCAGCCTGGATGGTACCGGGGAACGCCGTCATAAAATGAGTTGCGGCGTTAAAAGCGTTTTCTCTCCGCTTTCCCTTGATTACGACATCAAGAATCTGGTCATTATCTGACCGGAGAATTGATGCCTCAGTAGCGAGGCCAAAAGGCAAAGTGCGAATTGCGTTATGCATATCCGTGAAGCCATTCTGTGGCCTGTCAATCTTAATAGTTACTGTAGTCATATCTTGTCTCCCTTTAACTTGATAATAATATATAAGATGGGCAGAAATAGTGTTCAAAATCTAAGTTTGTACTAAATAATAAGAAACAGCAATATGTTAAAGGAGATGCAAATATGCTTGCTACCAGTTTTTCAGCGAAGTTCTGGAAAGACAAATTTCAATCAAAATTCGTAAACTTTTGTAAGAAGTCACCCGTACTACTCTCTATGATTATGAAAATTCAAGGGGGAGAAGAAGGTGTTCTAATTACACATGTCAACTCAAACTCTAAATACTTTTTTCCATTTAACTATGACCAAGACCCGAAAGACTTCATAGCTGATATTAAGAAATTATTGGTGGAAAAACACTACCCAAGAATAATGGAAGAGATTTTAGATAAACATCAATTCTCTACTGATGAATTAGCCCTCAAAGTTGAAAAGGGAGAATCATTAGACAACCTTGCTAAATATGAAATGAGAGTTGTGGGAACTAGAATGTATCGAATTGATAAGATTCTAGCTTGGAAAAATATCGCCATTTTAACTTTGGAAGAAAGTTCTTTTGATGAGGATAAACTTAACTCAAATTATAGATATAAATATAATGGCGGAAGTTTAGTGATATTTTTGAAGAATTATAGAAGTGGAAAGTTTAAGTCACTTGAAAGTGCGTCTGAACATTTCTTGTCAAATAGTTTATTGATAGATGAAATTGTTAAAAAAGGAGAAGACGATTAATGCCAGTTCTTAAAGTTAAAGACCCATACTTAATTGTTCTTGATGAACATACTGATGATAATTGGGTTTTTCAAACTAAAACAGATACACAAGGTGGATGTTGTTGGCATGCTTATATGCATAAAGATGAAGACAAATTTTCAGGCTGGTCAAGAAGAGTTGACTGTAATATGAGACCTGGCTACATTAGAATTATTGCAACAAAAGAAAATTATGAAGATAGCAACCAAATAATTTATACATTATTTGAAAATACGATTAAAAAAGGATATCATAAATTATGAAAATCTTTATATCACAGGGGATGAAAGATAAGACCCCAGAAGAAATTAAAACAGAAATAAATAAAGGAATTGACTACATTAAAAGTCTCTTTCCAGAAGATAATGTCGAAATACTTAGTACTTACTTTGAAGATTTTGAACCAGAAGCAGCAAAAGGAAGTCCACAATATCGAATTGCTTTCTTAGGTAAATCAGTTATTGAAGGACTTGCTAAATGTCACATTGCTTTATTCTTAGGTGAATGGGAACAATTTATTGGTTGTCAATGTGAACATTTTATTGCTCAAAGATATGGAATCCCAATATTCTTTTTTAAGGATTTGTAGGAGCTTGTTCTTCAGGTAAAGCTGACACATCAAAATAAGCACCATTAAATAGTCCCTTGGCAGTTTTACCAATTCTTCCATTACTTATTTTAACAGCTTGAACTTCAATGATATCTAACAGTGTATCATATTGGTCAGGCTGTAAATAAAGTTCAGCATACATTTTTTCTCTAAAAGTCGTTAACACATATCTTGATCTTTCAACCCAAGCAGATGCATTTTTGATCTGTGCTCTATTTGGACGAAATCGTTGCAAATCTTTTACATCATGACATTTAACATCTGATTCAGTTGTTCTATTTAATTGTAATACACCAATTATATGTACACCAAGTTCTTTTGCTATTGCAGATAATTTGTTCATTCCCAATTCGACACTTTGAGCGAAATTAGTACCACCAGAAACTTTAGTGAAGTCAGAAACCATCGATAACAAGTCAAGAACAACTATACAGTAACGTTGTCCCATTTCAGACTGGAATTTCTTGATATATTTTCTTAATTCATTTAAAGTCATGCTTGCATCTTCTGAGAATCTAAAAGTCTTATTTTTAGATAAATGTAATTTTTCTTTTTCAAGCATATCACATATATCTTCAAATTGCCCTTGCTCTCTTGGGTTTATAATATCAGAATAAAGAATCTCTAATCTCTTGGACATTAATCTATCCATTGTTGCAATTGATGACATCTCTAAACTGAAATACATGCTTGGAATTTGAGCTTCAATTAATGAGTTGATTAAGTTTAATGAGAGTGTGCTTTTACCAGAACCGGATGATGAAGCAATTATTCCAATTTCTCCAGGTCGAGGTCCATCAGGAATAAGCTCGTCAAATATGAAATTATAGAAATAGAATTGTTTTCCTTTTTTACGAAGGTTTAATTCCTTATTATATTGTTCTGCCCATTCTTCAAAGTCCATAACTTTTTTAATTGAATGGTCTTCCAAAAATAATTCTTCTTCACCAGCTCCAATTAAATCTTTAATATCAATTATGTTATGTTCATTTAAGTGAGTTTGTTCTTCTATTTTTAGTGCTGCTGCTTTTAAGTTGGCTGCTGCTTTTCTTCTCTTTTTAGCATCCTGTAATTGTTTTACGATATCTTTTATTGATGTTAGAGGTTGATTTTGTTTTGCTGTAATTATATCAATAACATTAGGTGAGCCATCTATATCTATTTTCGCATATTCTTGTAATAATGCATCTCTTGTGAAAGGAATTGAATGCTCTTTTAGATATTGAACTGCTTTATAAACGTTACGAGTTGCTGATGAAGAAAAAATCCCATCATCAATACTTGGGTCCTCTAAAAACTCAGGCTGATAAAATAACGTCTGTAAAAGCCTTCTCTCTGTAAAATTATCTACATCTGATTTCTTTTCTGCCATTAAAATAATTCCTCTGGGATATCATTAACTATATCTGTAAATACAAATTCGGTGTTTCTCTTTTTGATTTTATCACTAATCAAATCTTTTAAGTTGTTTGGCAATGTTGTATATGAATTTAATGAACAAAAAATGATTCCCTTATTATTTAATATTCTTTCTTTTAGAAATCTTTCAAATAATCCCAACTGTTTATCAGAATAAAGTGTGTACTTTCCATTTGTGTTTATATTAAAATTTCCAATTATCAATAAGTCACAATTACTATATTTATCAATAATATAGTTTATCTCTGGGTCAGCATTTTTTGAGCCATCTGGATTCCATAAACTATGAATGAACTTATCAAATAATGTAGAAAAATCTACAAAATGTACTTCATATTTTCTAATAAGTTTATTACCAATCCAATTTACTGTCTCTTTTATTTGTGTGTCAGGCGGGCCATAAAAGAATAATAATGATGCTCTAACTTTTTCATCTTCAAAAAAGTTATCAATATATTTACTTAATCTTGTTATGTTTCCAATTGATTTAACACCAACATAATCTCCATTAGAAAGATTTATATCAAACATATCTGGGTCAAAACCATTTCTAACAAAATTATTTATTGCTTCAGTTTCTAATCTCCAATTTTTATGACAAAGACATTCTTTCACAATGGGATATTCGACGCCATTTCTTACTTCTATTGATTTGTAAAATCCAGGAGGAGAAGTCTTACTCTGTTTAGATTTACATCTATTACATTGCTTATATTCTTTTTTCATAAGTTTAAATTAACTATTCAGCTTCTTTAGTTTTTGGCCAAGGACCATCTAGTTTGAAAGGTGGCGTTATAGTATGTTCTCCAATTTTAATAGACGCATTTCCAGTGTCATGATCATAAATGAATGAAATACCTTCATCCATAATATGAAACATTAACTTTTTAGCATCCTCAGCTGTAAACTTCATCTTGTCTTTCTTCCTTTTTAGTTTTCTTTTCTAAAAGGCGCCAATTTATTTTACGAGATATGTTTTCAGCCATTCTCATGTAATACTCTTGTTCAATTTTGGGCGCATCAGCTCGTGTACCATATTTAACATGCCTATCATATTCTTTCTTTAGGCCCAATGCTTCTCTTGTGTCCTTGTCAATTTTCATATTATCTCCTCTTGATATATTAACGAGTTCCGAAGCCGATAGTTATCTGCTTTTCTAAAGAATTCTCGTCTTCACAATACTTTCTGATAGTTTCCATATCATAATTATTACCATATAGAATCTCATTTACTTCTTTCTTTCTAAAGATGTTTTCTATTTGAGCACCAGTAAACTCATCATATTTTTTAGCCAGTTCTCTTGCATCATCTTCTTCAAGTTTAAGCATGTGCTGCCAAATCTTAGTTCTGTTTTCCAAGTTTGGTTTTTCAAATTCAATTTTATATAGGAATCTACGTTCAAATGCAGAATCCATATTTTCAGTTAAGTTTGTTGTTGCAATTAAGATGCCTTCAAATGTTTCTAATTCATCTAATATAATATTTTGTGTCGCATTGATGGAGGTAATAATAGCTCCGTTATTACCAGTAACATCCAATCTTTTACCAATGATAGCATCAGCTTCGTTGAGTAAAAGAATAGGCTCAATCTTTGCCTCTTGGAGAGCTGATTTGTAATTGCTAAATACTGCTTTAATGTTCTTCTCATCTTCACCCCACCACTTACTTCTAATTGAAGACATATCAACTTTAATGATATCTCTTCCAGTTTTCTTTGCTATTTGATATACAGTTTCAGTTTTACCAGTTCCAGCATATCCGCTAAATAGACAAGCAAATCCTCTTCTAGTTCCAGATGATTTTAGTCTATCATTTATTTCGTTAAACTTTTCTCGCTCTAATAATGTTGATAATTCATTAATGCTAGCTTCATTATCTTCATTAAAGAATAGTGTTTTTTCTACAATTTTATCAGTTTCAATTAAGTCTTCTTTTTTCTTTTCTCTAATAACATCTTGTAGATATTTTCGTTTAAATTCTGAGTTTATTTCAACAACATTTTTGTCAGCCTTTCCTGACTCATCAATTGCTCTATCAAAAATCTTGTTAGTAAAAAATGGATTATTATCATCATTAAAAAGAAAGTTTATAACATTTTCTCTTTTCTTATCAGCAGCAATCCACATGTCAATATATTCTGAATCTCTATGAAAGTGTGGTCTACCTGAAAGAATTAAATGTCCCATTATATAATATGGGAGTTGATATAAATAATCGAACCTTTCATTTTCACTAAGTTCATACATAAACTTACAAAACTCATAATGAGAATTTTCATGAAAGATTTTAATTATCTGTAAATTGGCAAGATTTGAAATTTGGTCAAAGTTATTATAAAGATTAGCAATTTTATCAACTTCAGCAATTACTTGTTTTAACGTTTTTTCTCTTGGCTTTTCTAAATCAGTATCAAATAAAATGAATCCTCTTAATCTAGCTGATAATGAAAAACAAATATCACCTTCAGCACTATTTACTTGCAAATAATCCTTATCATATAATTTGAAAAAACTTCTATATAAGTCCAACAATATTGAACTATCACCATTAGCTATTTTCTTTGCATAAAAGCCTGGGTTCATTGACTGTTGATATTTACAAATAAAAGGAGTTAACATTAGATATTCAATATCACTTAATTGTAATACGCTTCTTAATTCAACATTTAAGTGTTGTGTTAACTTTTGAGTCTTTTTTGAAAAACCATTTTTTGCTAAAATTTCAAATGTTTTTGCTGCTTCTTTTTGATAATTCTTTTTGTTAGCTTCAGGTCTGATGAGTTCATTATTATGAAACTTAAATGATGTTCTATATTCATCAGCATCTTCACTCTTACCAAAAATTTCTGCAATTGATCTAGGTCTTGCCATATTATGTTTCCTAAATAATTAGTCCCGCATTTCTGCGGGACGAAAGTCATTAAATAAAACTTGCTCCACAAACTGGGCAGGATTCCAATGCCTCTGGAGAAGCAATACCACAATCACAAGCTAAAAGATTTGCTGTTTCATCTCCTTCAGCCCAAATTATGTCTTTCACTTTGTCACCATCGACTTTGATATCTTTAATCAATGCTCTATGAGCTTCAGGTAATTTAGCCCAACCTTTTAATAATGCAATTTTCTCATCTGAAAGATGTTGCACTGGACCAACTGCAGTTCTTTTTCTTGGTGCTGCTGTTTCAGTTGCAACTGCTTCATTTATTGCTGTGTTTTCAGCAGCTGCTTGTGTTTGTTCAGCTTCGGCATTTCCATCACCATAAATGCGTGCCCATTCTTCTTTTTCTTTTGCTGAAAGGCCTTCTAATTCCTCATAAAACTTCGTACCAAGATAGGCATCACAAAGTTTGAAAATAGATGGGATTCTTTTTAGAAGCTTAGTGAATGATGTTGGCTGATATAATTTGTCAAGGTCATACTTTTCATATGCTCTTTCCTCATCAGTGAGTCTACCAATTATGATAAACTTTTCATCTGGAATTGTGCCATCAGCATTTTTAAGTTCAACCATCATATCTTTATCTTTGAGGATAGATGCATTCTTAATTTCAAATGGATTTTCCTTATCACCAGTTCTCTTTAATGCGATGTCGAAGTTTTGCAAATCACCATATTTACCAACTAGGTCAGCAATTCGTTTCACATAACCAAAAGACTTTAATCCAATTTTTGGCCACACTGTTCCCTTACTATCCACATTGACTTCCCGGCAAAGAATCTTAGTGTGAGCATTATCTACACACCATGGGTCTTCTCTGTCAATTACGTTTTGTACTGTGAATGTAGTTGATTTGTAACCACCAGCGTAAGAAAATTGCTGGCCGTCTTCAGGTTTGAAACCGCCCTTAGTTAAGAGCAACCAAAGTTCAGGATGCTTTGATTCGTTGATGTTAACTTTCTTTTTGTTAATCCAAGTTACTTCAGCAACCTTATCGTAAAGACGATGTAAAATGTGGTTATGTGCTGGAATGTCTTCTCTTAATGGAAGACGAATGGTGAATTTCTTTCCTTCATCATCCTTAACTTCGCACATCATGATTTGTTTTGGGTCAAAGTTCTTTCTAACATAACCCTGTGTTTCAGCTCCAGGCGGAGCTCCGATAAGCCTCAAAATCTTGTTTGTTCCAGATTCTAACCCAACATAAGCTATTTCTTCAAATTCTCTTGGGGCAAAATTAGTGTTTGTTGATTTTTTAGAATCCGCTGCTACTTTGTTTGCATAGGCTTGGAAGTCAAAAGACTCCAAGTCATTTCCGACTTGTTCACTCATAATTTCTCCTTAACACACTCGTGTTTTCTTTTTTATTTGGCTACTATCCTTCGCCTTAGATATACTAATATCTATTATTTAGTTATATTAACTGTACTCTTTAGTCTTAATTAAAGCTTCTAAATATCCTAAAAATTGTTCGTCATATTTTTCTTTAGTTTCATCATTAAATGGATAATCTAAAATGAAAAGAGCTTCTTTATTTAGTCCACTTAAAGTTGCGCCGTTAATCATCGCATCGTAAGATTTTTGTACATCCTCTCGTTTGCCAATATGATGTACCATTGAATAAGGTGGGGCTTTCTTTTTGTCATGCACGCCCATTATGCTAATATCTTTCATATTTTTAGATTAACTTTCAACCTAATATGATCAATAATAATGAAACCTAATAATCCAACTGTAAAAAATACTTGAAATAATGGGAAAATAGATAAATAGAGAAACAATGGAACTCCAATACAAATTCCAAAAACGATAGCAGTCATTTTAATAAACTCATTCCAACTCATGGATTTATATTAACCACTTACTAACTGAGAATTTCCAATTGGTGATGCATTATGACCAGCACCACAACAAGAATGCGGGGAAGTTCCACTTAATAATTCATTACAGATTGGACAACATGGAGGAGGTGGTGGTTCCGGTTCTGGTGGTAGAGGTAATGGAGGCATTGGGACAATTTCATCTAAAATGAGATAAACTTTATAGTCAAAATCTTCGTCTCTTCTTAAAAGATAAACTTTCAAAAAGTCAGTAACGAGTCCTTCTATTCTTAAAAATTTCTGATTATTAAAACGAGATATGTAATATCTACTAGCATTCTCATAATCGTCTAACCATCTTTGAAAAAGAGGTTTAAAGTCAGACTTTTGTCGAATCATTAGTTCGTGCCATCTGTCTACTTTTGCTAATAATTTAGCTCTATCGTAAACATATTCACAAAACCCAACGTCGAGATTGCATGTATGTTGATATGGTGTTAAATGCACAGTTCTTGCCATATTATTTAGTAAATATGGCAAGTTTTCTTTAGTCTCTGATTCTCTCAGTTATGAACACTGTTTTGAATGTGTTATTCCATTTCACATTGAACTCATTATCATCTCTGCGGCTGCCTCTGGACATTGTTCTCTCACAATCTTCTTTTGAATGAACATTATAACCAATTGCATATTTTATCCCAGGCATTCCTTCAGCTGCTCTAATCCAATGTTGCAAATCGTCCTCAAAGTCAGATATAATGAATAGTTTATCAGTTGCTTTTCTAAGATAGCCCTTTTCTTTGACATATTTAATGCCCTCAGCAATTTCAGTACCCCCACCTGCATAAACTGATTTAGTTCTGGCACTCATTATCTCATCACTAACTACTCTTGTATCACAGAAGATTATATGACTGTTCTTTAAGTCAATCCCCGAGTTCGTATCGACAATAGAGTTGATAACACGCTCGACATAATTAGTAGGAACGGAACCGCTAACATCAACGATAATGTGACACTCGGTGGGCATCCACTTTTCAATGAAGTGACGCCGGGGTACCACAACCCGAGATGCAAACTTGCCACGATTACTATTGTAAAGTACGTCACTATTTAACTTCCTATTCTTTTTTCCCAAACAATTCTTTCTGAGGAACTTCGTAAAGTTATCAAAAGTCTCACAAGTTTCAAATTCAAGTTGGACATCAGAATGACCAGTGCGACTTCTTCCATCACTACCAGCCGACCTTCCAAAAGATGGTCCATCCTCTTCATCACCACTGTCATCAAGCTCTTCACTCTCTGATTCTTCAGCTTTTTCTTGACTTTCCATTTGGTCAGCATATTTGTCGAGCACATCTTGACTCACAGTTTTACCTTGACCGCTATCACATGGAGAACCATTTTGGCCACAAGCTGCTGCAATCTGTTTCATGACTTGTTCCATAGTTTCATCAATATCTTTCACTAATAAAACCATATAAGTCATCCAATCAAGTTTCTCAGGCCATCCTCTATTTGCAGGATAACAGAATTGGAAGTCCCCTTCCTCACCGTTTATTCTGTCAATTAAGCTCTTCAATATGAAGTGGAACTTTCCAACTAAAGTCATGTATTCTTTTGATTCAGTTTTTCTTGCCTTAACATTCTTAATTAAACCAGACAAGTCATCAAATTGGTTTTGAAGATCAATAAACGATATTAAAATGGCAGACCTTGACAAAGTTTTCTTAGCCTTAAACCATTCGCCATTATCAAATAATTTGCTATTTATTTCCATATCTTGTGCAATATTACTGAACTCATGAAATAGCATTTTAACTATTTTATCTTTTGAGTTCTTCATTGTAGTTGCATCAAAGTATTTTGCTAATTTAGTGTCCCAAATTGGGTCAAGAAGTTTCTTAAATTGGTCAATGTAGATTTTATAGCCCTGAGTGTGATTAAAAATTATATGTCCCTTCTCATGAAGGTCAGCACTATCATAAGCCTCATCTTCTACCAATTCATTTATAAAGATTTTGTAAGTATTTCTCCACTCGCGAATTACACAAGCCATTGTGTGAAGCTCTTTGAATTTTTTCATATCGCGAGGAAGATATTTCACTATAGTCCCCAACCCAATTAAGTCGTCGTCAGTTTCCTGTAATTGGGTGGGAGTATAGTTTGATCTTTTGTAAACAGAGTCAATTATTTTTTCAATATAGTCGACATCAGCTTTTGTGAGCAATCTTCCATCAGAAACATTCTCACAGAATAAAGCCTTATCATTAAACTTTACGGGTGATTTTGCATCGTACCAAGGAGCTTGTTCGTAAACTTGTTGGGCTGCCTGCCTATCTTTTGGAGTCAAAACATTGAGTGATTTATTTGCAGTTTTTGTAGTTACCTTCGCCATTATTTATCCTCCAATAAGATATAAGACATTTAAGCCGTCAAGTTCCAATAGTTATTTTCATCTGCCATCGTTAGCCATTCTTTTACTGGAATGTTTTTGATTCCTTCCTTGTCAGGCCAATAAACAGAATCAATTGTTGAAGTCGTCAAGTTTGTCGTTTTCTTATTGAGGTTGTTAGCCTCGTGAAAAATGTCGTTCCTGACAAAAGCTTTTTTGTTTTCTCCGCTTTTCATTTTAACTAAAACTATCATTCTGTTCCTCCTTAAAGGCTATTCAAGATAGCAGTTTTATAAGCCTCGTATGTGTTGCAGATTAACTCTATTTTGTTAAGCACAGGCTTGAGTTCGAACAATTCCATGTTCTTTAAGTAATTCCGCATTGTGTCGATTTTGTTCAAGTCCATCAAAATAGTGTTATTGTCCCACTTATTTATGACGGCCTCCATACCTTGGACTGTTGGCGGATAAGTTTTCTCGATGATTTCAGTTAACCGCTGAATGTTTATGTCGTTCACATTTCCGTTGGACTCATGATAGCGCATCCATTCAGAGATACATTTTTCAACTGATTTCTTCTTGTAGTTTAATTCCACCGCATTTATTTCGTTTATGTTTTCTTCAACTGCTTTTCTTAAAACTGTCTGGAAACCACGAATGATATAAGTGTGGTAGTCATCTTTTTCTTGCGGTGTTTTGAAGTTATTAGTTCCAAGCCCAACGAGTCCCAAACAAAATGCGATAATATGGCGCTTGAACTTCTTGCGGATAATTCCAAAGTGAACACAAGCAAGAGCAATCTGATACAAGTAGTGAATTGTTCGTCCAGTTATGAATCCATAAATTGGTCCAGGTTGGTCGAAAATATCTGAGAAGTCGGTGTTCTGAATGTTTATGTAACCATCATTTGGGTTGTATTGCTCAAATAATTTACACATAATCGTCTTGAGGATTTTCCTAACGGAATCTTCAATTGCAGGTGTAACATTCACATAAGCGAAAACTGGGATATTGGCTTCCCTTTCCTCTTTAGTCTGAAGGAACTCTTCAACCAATCCAACACCATCAAAAGGACGAACATTGATGATACAGAATCTGTTTAATGTCGGAGCTTGAATTCCACACTGAGGCGGGATATTTCCCTTGTAGTTAGCGGCTGATACAACTAGACAATCTTCTGGAAGAAAGTTTTCCTTGCCTCCAACTTTTCTGTCAAAAATGAGCTGCAACATGGCACCCTGAACATTGTCAGCTGCCTGTGAAAGCTCATCAATAAAGAGCAAAGTCTTAAACCCTTGCCGTTTATTTTCCATGATTTCGTCAAACCAGTCGGGTGTGTAAGTTATAAGTCTGCGCTCTGATGTGTCATTTACCATGTAACCGAGAATTTCCTCCGCCACTCTCTGTGTACCGATAAGCGTTGTGACTTTGTAACCATACTGTTCCGCCCACATTCTGACGCCAGTAGTTTTTGCAATCCCAGGATTACCCAAAAAGAGAAACGGAATCTTTGAGTACTCTGCAACTGAAAGCGAGATATAGATTAAGTCCCTAATCTCGTTAACATTACGTTCCTCATCATCGTCATCTTTTGTTGGTCCAGTGGGATCGATTTGATTTTTGGCCATTTATATGCCTCCTAATAATATATAAGAATCACTGATTTTATCTAACGACAATGTCGGAATTCTTCCTAGAGAATCTGTTGCGGAAATATGCAAGTGCTTCTTCAAATGAGACATGACGGATATGTTTACAACCGTTCTCATTATTCCAAAGAATTGGCGTGCATGATGTTATGTTGAAATTTCGACCGTAAGGGTCAGGCCTTTTAGTTAAACAGCGGACTACGCCATTTTTGTAAAAGACATAAGTTTTGTGTTTTACGCCAAAGTCAAAAGCGAAAGTGCCATTATTAAGTTGTCTCTGAGTTGAGATAAACTTACCGTTACATTCATTGGCCAATTCATTGGCGAGTTTTATTTGGTTTTCCATGTATAATATATAAGTTTTTGGACTTATATGTTCAAAATCTAATTACCACCAATTAAACACATAATGGCCAATTAAGTAAACTGCTCCAGTTATTGCAATGGTTCCAACTCCATAAGAAGTCATTCTAACATCTTGATTAGCAATTCCAGTTCCAAGCATGTAACCACCAGCAGCCATACCGGCTCCAGTTATCCCAAAAACTACAGGTTGAAATTTCTCTTTTCTAATTAGACGAGCTGTTTCTCTTGCCCATGCATCTGAAATTGCTCTCTGTTGGTCAAGTAAGCCTTCCATGTACCACCAATTTTCAAGTGCATCAATTACACCTTCTTCAGCAGAGGCTAATCTCACTCGTAAGGCTTCAATCATTTGTCTTGATTCATTGAGAAGAGCTTGCATCTCTTCATTGTTTTCAGTTAAAAGTTGGACTCTTTCATTAACTCTTTCCCATGCTTCTTCTATTTCGTCAATTTGAAACATTACTCCATCAATAAAACTCTGTAACATTTCTTCATCTTCAAAAGCATATAAGCCAGATGCTAATAATCCAATAAAAACGATAAGTACGATTTTTTTCATCTTAATTCTCCAATAATTCTAAAGTGCGTTGGTTGATTCTAAATTGGTGTAATGCGAATTCTCCTAATCTTTGAACTGACACTCTCAAATTATTGATGTTTATTCCACCTAAAATCTCACTAATCTCACCTAATATCTCATTAGAACTAATAGTCAATAAAATGATTTCTTCATTATTATTATCAACAATGAGAGCATACTCTTGTGATGCTCTTAAATCTTCTAAAGCTGATTCTAATTGAGATTCCAAAATTTCGCCTTGGGCTTTCAATTCAGCATTTATGGCGTTCATCTCCTGGGCATAAGCGACGGAACCTGACCTTCCGTAGTAAATAGCAAACCCAGTACTGACAGCGGCTATAACAGCTACGATGATAAATGCTATTTTCCAATTCTTTGTCAATTTATTACTCCTAATAATTAGTTGGCCAACTCCTGTGTCTCAACTATTACATCTTCTCCATAAGTGTTTACAAGCGTATTCATAATGTCAGAAGGCGGGTAGAAAAGTTTGACATTTTTGTACTCATCAATTTTTCGAAAGTCCTTCTTTTCTGTGCATTGTGTACAGTAGATATTCCAAATGTTATCCTTTTCAGATTTAAGATACATAAACATATCACCATTTAGTTCACAATCACATTGTCCGAGTGGTAGCATATTTTCTACTATTTCCATAGTATTGTTATGTGCTGCAGCTGCTTCTTTCTTCTTTAGTCTATTACTCATAATGATTATATTAACTATGTTAGATATAAAAAATTCTTGACTGGTGAAAACTCTTTCATCTTTAAAGATAAATTTAGCTATGAAAGAAAACTCGAGGTCAAGCTAAACTAAATAGTCCCATCTATATCCATTCATAGTTTTCTTATATTTGATACTTCTTCTAATAGAAGAAATTGATATGTCTAAATCATTAGCAGCATCTTCAGCACAGAGATAAATCTTTCCAGTAGTTTCGTTTATTATAGATTTACGTTTGGCCTTAGCAATAGACTCATTATGTGATTTTGGCCTTTGAGATGCATAAATAGAAATCTTTTCATTTCGTTTCTTAATAGTCAATGGGTCAAGGTTAGACATTGCAAGTGATATTTTCTTCTTAATTATAGCCGCTTTTCTTTTTCCAAATTGGGCTTCATAAGTTTCAGGCTTAAAGTACTTCTGATAACATTCTTCTGACTCTTTGTATTCTCTACTAAAAGCATGTCTAATTTGTGGAAACTTCTTTAATATGCAATATGCTTCAGTAAAATTTCCAATCGCATATTGTTCTTTGTTGGGTGTAAATAGCCATTCTCTTGCTCTTAGATAGTGGGCTTTAAAATGAATTGAAACTGGTAATTCAATTGTTTCAATCTCATCTAAATCTTTACATTCAAATGCTGGAATTATGTGATGAGTTTGAGTGAATATGTTATGGTCTTCATAAAACTTTTTATTGAATTGTTTCATGAATGTAATTAGCTCACTATATTCATCTATCTTTTCTGCGTGATAAAATTCTCCAAAAAAACATACATCAACAATCATCAAAACACCTCTGAACTTATTAGTTAGTCAAGTTTTATTTTGATGAAACTTTTAACATTCCCAATTTCTTTGCTATTCTTCTATTATTTCTTAATTTAATGATATTTTCTATTTCTTCTCTTTTTCTTTCTTTTCTAACATTATTTATAATTTCTTTTATTATTTTTAATCTTTTATTGTCTTCAACTTTTTTTCTATAATCTTCTATTCTTTTTTGATCTTCTAATAATTTCTTTTTATTCTTATATTTTCTTTTTCTAACATTATAAAAATTATTATGCCCGCCTTTCATTATGTTTAAGTATAAAGGATCTTTCAATATTTTGTCAATAAATTCTTCCTCTAATTTATTTAATTCATCAAAAGAATCAGCCCAAGCTAAAACTTCTATTTTGAAATTCTTTGTGCCATATTTTCTTATTATATCTCTTATATATCTTCCTGACCCAAAATAATGAATATCTAAAATAGGACTTGAATGTTGACCAATATAAAATCTTTCGTATGGATGATTTTCCGTAGGAGGGACGGTTGTTTTATAAACATAACCAAAATATTCTTTTTCCATTTGTTTAATTCCTTTTAAGTGGTTACCACGCCACTATAATAATTAGTAAAAAAGTTAGGCGGAACCAAATGTAATTCCGCCAAATAAAGGTGGTAACTTTATCTGTCCTTTTATATTTAGTTTAAATATGAACTTATTAGTTAGCCTTAAATTTAGCAATATTTTGTGAAAATTTTAAACTCACTATATAATCAAGGAGAATAAAGAATGTCTTATAACAGAGGAAGAACAACCTCTCCAATTAGAGGTTTAGTAAATGCAGGTGCTGACTTATTAACGCACATGTATGATGTACGTATATTTTTTCCATCAACAAGTGGGCAACCAGAAGAATCATCTTTTAGTGCTTATCCAATAACAGTTAGAGCAGATGGCTTCAAAATTCCTGACGTAAAAATTGAAACTTATGAGATCAAGTACCATGGCGTACATATTGATCGACCTAAGGCAACTTTAACAATGGATAGAAAGTTTGATATGCAATTCAGAGAAGATGCTGCATTTGACTTAAGAAGAAGATTCACAGCTTGGTTAATGGCTATTGTTGATCCAGTAACTGGCGGTGTTTCAAATGCAACCCAGTTCTTTGGAAGAATAGAAGTAGCAACAATTGCTGGTGCATATTTTGCAACAACAATTAACAGTCCAGTCGGTGACGGCGGAAAAACAGCAAGTAGAGGACCAACTGACGTCGAAGATACATTTGGTCATATCACATCTAGAAATGATGTTAACCCATTAGCAATGTGGAAATTCTACAATGTTTGGGTATCAGGTGTTTCTGGTATTGATTTCAAAACTGAATCAGGGGACCCAAATAAGTTCACTGTTAACTTTCACTTTATGGATTGTGATTATCCACAATATGGTGGTAACACATTATCACTTAGCAAATCAACAATCGATGACTGGAAAGAAGTCGTTGGTAGTCCTGGTTGGACATCTGTATTGGATAGATAATTATGAAAGATGAAGATGTAATCGAGAGATTAGAAGAAATAATCGACACAATTAGAGCCGGTAACAGAGAACAAGCTGAAACTGATCTTGCTGACTTATATGATGAAATATCAGAAGAGTATGAAGATTGGGATGATGTTGATGAAGATGAATATGACGAAGAAGAGGAAGAAGAAAACGAATGAAAGTGAGTCAACTTAAACGCATTTTAGAGTATGCACTTGAAAGATTAGAAGATTATGAAGGTGATGAAAAAATTGAAATGCAGTCAAACACTTATTTCGTTAAAAATGCAAAAATGTTTGTTGGTTGTAACGAAGGCTATTTTGATTTAGAAAACATCGAAGTTGAATTTGATGATGATAGATGTGAATCATGTAAGGGACAAATTGAGTGGAACGAAGATGGAACTGCAGGTATTTGTTCAAGATGTGGTGAAGAATATTAAGGAGGTTAGCTATGGGAAATAAGAATAAAGCTAAGGCAAAAGGTAACCCCCAGCCAGTTGCAAAAAACAAGCCAAAACAGAAAACTAAAAAGAAAAAGTAATAAAATAGGGCACTATTTTAAGTGCCCTTTTTATTTATATTGTTCAATTAAACTAAATAATTATGAAAGAGAAAGCAATTTTAAATCAAATATATGAAGAAGTGTATGACACTAAAATTCCAGAAAAAGAGAAATTTCTTGAAAATTACGATAGAAATGAAGACCAACTTTCAGAAATGCAATGTGCAGGAGATGGTGGACCATCATCAATAACACAATGCGCACCAGAAGGCGGCACTCCAAAAAGATTAGATGAAGCTAATAGAGCTGAATACACTAAAGATTGGGATGAAGAAAGATTCAATGATGAAATGATGCCAGGTTTTACTGGTTTCTGCCCAGATTGTGGTGATGAAATGTATCATGGAAAATGTGATGCATGTGAGTCAATGAATGGTGTTGAGTGTGATAGTTGTGGCGCGTGGATTCATGGTGATGGTGAAATCTGGGGACCAGGTGAAAATGGTGAAGGACCAGCCTACTGTGAAGATTGTTGGAAACAACAAGAAGTTTGGAAAGACGCAGGTTTAGATGATGACTCATTAGATGAAATGGGTAACATCGTTGGTAAACCTGACCACAAAAGAAGCCCATCAAAAACTGGTAGAAGGTCATTAACTGATTTAACTTTAGACGAAGTTGAAATGTATAATGATGATGAAACGGATTCATTGGATGATTTAGAAGATGATTATGTTGATGAAGACGATTGGGAAACTCAAGAAATGATGGGCTTTGATCCTGGTGATGAATATTTTGATGTTGATGATGACTGGGATGAAGAAGATGATGATGACTTATTAGAAGAGCACATTAAACAACGATTAGCCCATCGTAAAACTCAATTAAACAATAAACTAACTGAGGCCGTTAAAGACGGAACCTTAGATGAAAAGAATGACTTATATGTTAGGTATCAGTTGCAAGATTGGGACATACCAAACCCAAAAGGTACCCCTGAAGAATATGCCAGTTACAATTACCATAGAGAATATCAGAACAAACGAATTAAAGCAAGAGAAAAAAGACATAGACAAGAAAAAGAAGAAAGATTTAGCTCATTTGCCTCACCTCGACATACGACAAGTTCTGGTAATCTATTAGATGGACAAAATGACGAATTCTTAGAGCAATGGATGTCAGACAAAAAACAAGCAATGACTTTGAATGAACGCATTGATTCGTTTTTGAAGGGAATTTAATGCTCAAGATATTGTGGGAAAAGTTCATTAATTGGATTTTGGGTATTTCCAAAACTCCAGTAGAGGACCCTTATGTGCCAGAAGTAAAAGAAGAATTACCAGTTACAGAAAATGTTGAAAAACCAACTATGGAGGAAAAAGAAGTGAGTTTACAAATTACTGAGAATTTGTTAGTAAAAGGATCCACTAACAGACGTGGAGACGCAATGCGTGACTTACGCGGTATTGTGTTACATTGGGTTGGAGCAGTCAATCAGACATCCCTTCAGACCCGCAATTTTATTGCAAACAGAACCGACTTTGGAAGTTACAATTATCTAATCAATCATGATGGAGAGATTATGAGATTGATTCCAGAAAATGAAGTCGCTTGGCATGTTGGTACATCTCAACCAGACCCAGTGTCAAAGTTGATTTACACACCACGAGCTAGGGAGATTATTGGTGACCAAGTTGCTAATGCAAAAACAGCAAATTGGCATACTATTGGAATTGGTATGAACCATAAAACATGGAATGAGTTTACACCTGAAACTTTGAACTCATGTATTTCGCTTTGTGCAGATATATGTAGAAGAACAGGTTTAGATCCTTCAAGAATAAGCAACCATTGGGAAATGGTGGGATGGAAAAGGTGCCCAGAATTTTGGGCTAAAGATCCAGCTCAGTTTGAGTTCTTCAAAGATCAAGTTAGAAAAGCAATAGGAGTATAAATATGAGTGATGTATATGAAACAGCAACACAATGTGAATGTGAAGGCGAATGTGAAATCAAGTGCACAAAAGGTTGCACACCTGAAAAACCAGAAGATGAAGTAAATGTCGACAACGACTTACAGAATGACCCTGCATTAGCTTACGGGGAAGATGCATAGGAAATAAATGAAGACTTTTCAACAGATTTATGAAAATTCGTTAGTCCCAAATGGCCAGGGTGGAGCATTAAGACCGCAAGGATTAATGATCCACCATTCTGGAGGAAGAGGAACTGTTCAAGGTGTTATCAACGTTTTGAAACAGAGAGGATTAGCTTATCACTACATAATTGATAGAGAAGGAAAAGTCAACAGAATTGGAGATATAAACAGACAAGCATGGCATGCGGGTGTAGTTGAAAAGCTACCCCGCTTTAATAACCAAACTACTATTGGTATTTCATTAATTGCAAATGATGAAAATGATGTTTTACCAGAACAGAGACAAGCTTGTCAACAATTAGCTCAGCAGTTGGGGCAGCAATATGGTTTTGACCCAACTAAAACTACAGTTGGACATGGAGAAGCAACTTCCAGAAAACAACCAACTGAAGGTGCAACAGCTAAAATGATTAGAGGTGAAGCAACACCTGAAATGCTAAATGCGCAATCAGCTCAAGGACAACAAAGTGGAAGAAGTGGTGGAGGTAACATAATTACTAGAGCCATAGACAGAGTAAAAGGTGCATTCAAAAAGAAAAACATACCAGACTTAGTCAAAGATGTTATTGCTGGCAAATATGGTAATGGAAATCAAAGAAAACAAAAGCTAGACTCAGAATTTGGGCCTGGCACTTATCAAGAGGTACAAGCAGCTGTGAATAAGGAATTACAAGAGAACTTAAATAGTTTTATAGAGTATTCTAATAACTATAAACAAGTAACAGAACAAATGAGAGAAGAGCAACAAAATGCTCGTTTCGTTAAACATATTAGAGAAGGTAAATGGACCCCAACTGAAAAATTTACAGAAGCTTATGTTGAGTTAATTCCCCATATTAGTAAAGATGAATGGCCACTATTAAGAGAAACTCTAATGTTGCTTGCTTATCAAGAATCAAGAATCTTTAACCCATCATTTGCCTTAAGAGAAAATAAGTCAAACTTATTAGAAGACTATTTCTTAACAGCTGCATTTTCTAATCCATTAATTGAAAAGTTCTCATTAGATGAACGATTTGATGACACTAGAGAAAAACTTAATGAATTTCTTGGTGGATTAGTTGGTGGACTTGCCAAAAAAGCAGGTGGTGCTCTTTTGGGCAAAGTTGCTGGAGGCGGAGGAGGTGGTGGTCTTCTCGGTGGACTTAAATCAAAAATCGGCGGTCTCCTTGGAGGAGGAGGCGGACAAGGCGGGGGAGGTCTTGGCGGAATTATTAAGAATATGCTTGCAGGCGGGAAAATTGACAAAGGTCAAATTACTAATATTGCCAAAGGTGTCTCAAAACAATTAGGAGACGGTATTAAACAGAATGTATTGCAAACGTTAGTTCAATCATTCGCAGGTGGTGGAGCAGCATAATGGAATTGGATTCCTTCATTGAATATGCAGATAATTACTCATCAATAAAAGAGCGAAATAAAAGATTTCGTTTTTTTGAATCAGTTCAAAAAGGTGAATGGATTCCAGAAGAAAAAATATCAGAAGCATACATACCATTGGCTAAATATATGCTTCCAGATGAGTGGCCAATTTTAAGAGAAACTATCATTGAGTTGGAAAAAATGGAGGAAAGAATCTTCAATCCAACTTTTAATGTATTAAAAGAGAATAAAATAATTGAAAGTTACTATTTAACTTCAATTTTTAAGAATAGACATATAAGAGAAAGTGCAGATGATCGTTATAGTGAAAGATCATTTGAACTTGACCAAATGAGAGAAGAACAGTTAGAAGAATTCCTCAAAAAAGCATTTAACAAAGTTAAGGGTGCAATTGGCGGATTAGCTGGTGCAGCAGGTAGTATGGGCGGAGCCAAAATTGGCGGTATGTTAGGCGGCGCCATTGGCAGTATCATACCTGGAGCAGGAACTGCTATTGGTGCCGGATTAGGTTCAGCATTAGGCGGTGCCATCGGTGGTAAAATTGGAAATAAAGCCGGTAGTGCTATTGGTGGAGATAAGAAAACTTCTGGCATATTTGGTAAGATTGGAAATGTAGCAAGTATGGCAGTGGGTGGAGGCGGAGCCGCTGGTGGTGGAATTGGAAAGGCTTTAGGATCCGTTTTTGGCGGAGGACAAAGTGGTGGAATGGTTGGAACATTCATGGGCGTAGCTGATAAGCTTGCTCAAGGAAATATTCAACCAAATCAAATTTTACAGCAGTTTGGCGGCAACGCTGGAAATGCTATAACTCAACTTGGTAGTCAATTAGGTGTTAACTTAAATGATATGGTTCAGAATGCAATAAATCAAGGAGTTACACAAGCAATGCATGGATCGGCGGCATAATGGCAGACTTAAAAGCAGCATGTGCTGCAGTAGTAGAATATTTTGATGAAATGTTAAATAAAACTTATTCAGGTCCTGCAACAGCAATGTTACAGGCTGAATTAAATAATCCGCAAACTAGTGAAATGACTAAGAATGCGATAGATATAGTAGAAGACACTTTAAAAGACGAAATGGTAGATGACGTTGTAGGTGTACCAGAGGAGCAACAATAATGAATGATTTTGAAAAAATATTTAATGAAAGTAACAAAGAGTTTGTAAAAACTTATTCACAAATATATGAACACATAAGAGAAGAGCAAGAAGCTTTAAGTGAAAATCAAATAATTATTGAAGCTGCAGCTGGTGGCTATTGGATTCCTGAGTTTAAATTATCAGAATTCTATAAAGAAACAATGCACACTTTTCATGATAATGATTGGTCTATTTTAAGAGAAGCTATCCCAGAAATGGAAAGATTAGAACAAAAAATATTCCATAAATCATTTGAACATAAGAGTGATAATTATAAAAATAAATTATTAGAAAGTTATGCTAGAACTTCTTTATTTACTAACACACAACAATTAAGAGAAAGTAATAGCACATATAAAAATAGATTAGATAATAATAGAAAACGCTTAATTGAAAACACATCTTTTATTGTATTAAGAGAAGATGAAAGATTCAAAGATCGTTTAGCTCAATTTTTAATAGACCATATTGAAGCAGGTAATCTTGATGTTGATACTGCTAAAACAGTACAGTCACTATATATGACAAATCCACAACAAGCTGCTGCACAATATAGTAATATTATAACAGCATTTAAAAATGGTTTAGCTCCAACTGAACAAGCAACTTTTGAAGCAACACTAGGCGGCCCCGCAAGAGATCAACATGAGGGTGGTTTAAGAAGATTTGGTGGTGGATTAGCAAAATTAGCAAGCGGTGTTTTAGGTGCTGTAATGATGATTCCACAAGCATTAAAATTTACAGCAATTTTTACTCCAATTTGTGTTTTCGCTGGGCCGGCAGCTCCTGTAGTTGCATTTATTTTAGCTATTATTACTGTAATGTTATTAAATGCAGTTGCAAAATATGCAGCAGAAAAATTAACGGCATGGCTTGTACCAAAAATTATGGCTGCATGTAAAAAAGCCCCATTTAAGTTTATTAGAAATATTGCAAATAATGCCCCTAATGCATTAGAAAGATTTTTAACTATAGTTATTTCAGCTTTAGTAACAATAGTTGTAATGATAGCAGGGGGGAAAATGGTAGCAGGTGGGGCTGGTAGATTAGCAGCTGGAATAGATGCAGCTAAAAGTTCAGGTGGTGGAATTGTTAATCAAGGAAGATCATTTACACAGGGATTATTTAGTAGAGATGCTGGAAGAACTGGAAGAGATATCTTTAAAACAGCAATGAAACCTGGTGAAGTTTCTATTAATCCAAATACAGGAAATCCGCTATCACTTACAGATCTTCCAGGTGTAAGTAGGTTAACCAATATTCCAGGAGCAAATAATGTAATTGGTGGATTAAATCAAATGGCAACAGCAGGCGGACGTTCATTGGCTGCCGGCATGGGTGCAGCAAATGGAATGAGTAATCTTGCAACCCAAGATATGAATTATCGTCCAAATGATAATCCAATGATGAATAGATATTATAGTCAATTACAAAACTCTTCATTATATGATTTCAGTGATATTTATATGAGATCAAAATTAAATGAAGGAGAAAAATTAGATGAAGGTCTAATTCAAAAAATTAAACAAATAGTTGAAGCTTTAAAAGCTAAAATTGGAGAAATAAAACAAGCTTGGCAACAATTACTAGCAGCAGCTAAGGGTGAATCACCTGAAGCAGCAGCTGAAGTAGAGAACTCTGGTGCTGATGAACAAAGCTCATCTGAAACAAATGAATCAGCAACATCAGAACAATCAGAGGAAAATGAAACTGAGGAACTAACATGAAATTAGAAGAAAAAGTAAATGACATAATATCATTTGTAAACAATTATGTGCCTCTTAAAGAGAGAGAATTACAAGAAAGAAGTGACAGACTTTTTAACAGAAAATTAAGAGAAGGAAGATGGATTCCAAAAGAAAAATTATCCGTTATTTTTAAGTCAAGAATGCCAAAAACAGATGATAACTTTTTCAATTTAGTTTTAGAAGAAAGCTTAGATACTTTAATTAGATTAGAAGAAAAGATATTTAGTCCTGCTTTTTATAAAAATAAAAATAAAATACAACTATTAGAAACTTATTATAAAACGGCTATTTTAGAAAATGAAGATATAATTTTCCCATTAGCAGCATTAAGAGAAGCTGATCAACAGCAACAACCAATGGGAAGACATCAACAAAGAGGCATGCAAAGAGATATGCGTGCACAACAACGACAACAGAACCGTCAAAATGCTTGGAATAAAGTTAAAAACTTTGGTAAGGGAATTATTGGTGGAATAAAAGGAGCTGTTCAAGGAGCTAGACAAGGTTTTCAACAACAACAGCAACCTCAGAATGACGGAAATCAACAACAAGATGACCAACAGAATCAAGACCAACAACAGCAGGACCAAAGTCAAGATCAAAATCAAGACCAACAGCAAGATCAGCAACAACCTCAAATGAGTAGAGAAGAAGCAATTCAAGCCGTTATTGATGGTAAGTTTGGAAATGGAGCTGCTAGACAGCAAGCATTACAAGATGCTGGCTTTGACCCAAAAGATATTCAACAAGGTGTTAACCAACAATTACAGGGACAGAATAACAATCAACAGCAACAACAAACTCAACAGCAACCACAAGAACAGAATAATAATCAACAAGCGCCTGAACAAAATAATCAGCAGCAACAAAATCAAGATAGTGGAAATAATCAACAATCTAATAATGACCAACAGCAACAAGATCAGGGAAATAACAACCAACAACAATCAAATGATGATGGCGGAGATAATCAACAACAATCTGATGGTAATAATGAACAACAGTCAAATGACCAACAACAACAAGATTCAGGCGGGAATGACCAGCAGCAACAAGATGACCAGTCAGGTGGTGACCAACAACAAGATAATGGTGGACAACAAAACCAGGGAAATGACCAACAATCTCAAGATGGCGAAGAATTACAAGGAGAAGAACCGCAAGATACAACAGGTCAAAATAATGATGAAGATTTGAATGCTATTACTCCAGAAGGTTCACCCCCAGCTCCACAAAATGAACAAGCACCACCACCCCAACAACAGGGTAATGTAGTTGCAACATTAAAAGATTCTGGAAGAGAAGTAACCGATAGAACACCTGTTGGTATGGCAATGCAAGCAGGTAAGAGTGGTATTTATCCTCCAGGCGGAAATAATATGATTGTTTTAGATGATGATTCATATGATGGTTTTTATACAGCAGCCAGATATAATATAAGTGAATTTAAAGATTATCAAATGGTAGATAAAAATCAAAATCCAATACAAAATAGTAATAATTATTTTGTAAGAGCTCCTCATATAATTGATGAACAAATAAATAAATATCGTTTTACAGCAATGAATGGTGGAGCAGGTAATAGAAAAATTATAGTTGATATAGATACTGGTGGTGGAAATAATAGTTCTTCTAATAATAATAGAAATAGAAGATAAACTAAATATAAAGAGGAAATAATAGATGAATTTTGAAAAATTGTACCGACAATCTAATCCAAAAGATGCTAAATTAGCGGCTATAAGAGAAGCTAATAATGAAGTTAAGGAAAGATTACAAGAATATGAAAATAAAAATTTCTTAAAAGAATTAAGAAATGGTAGATGGTTTCCTCACTGTAGATTTTCAGAAGCTTATCTTGGTTTAATTCCTTTTACTAATAAAAAAGACTGGCCAACTTTAAGAGAAACTATAATTAGATTAGAAAAAATAGAAGAAAAGATATTTAATCCAACTTTTAAAAGAAAAAATTTTAGAAGTAAAATTATCTTATTAGAACAATATTATAAAACTGGCACATTTGAAAGAATGAATACTATTAGAGAATCATTTAATAATGATAATTTAATAAAGAGAAGATTACAATTAAATGAACAAGCTAAAATTATTAAAGAAAACTTTGAAGAATTAAATGAAGCCTTTTTCTTACCAGCATTAGGTTTAGGAGCCGGCGCACTTTGGGCTGGAAATAAAATCAGAAATTGGTGGCAAAATAGAAGAAATAGAAATCAACCTCAGAACCAACAATCTCCAGCTGATGCAGCATTTAATCCACAAGGAAATGCAACACCTCAAGAAGAGGCAGCAGCAGCAGCGGGAGCACCACCTGATCAAGCACAAGCAGCAGCAGTAGCAGCACAAACATCAACTGGTAATCAAGTTGAAAATACAATGGCAGCTCAAGCAGCAGCACAACCTGGTGACTATATGATTAGATCAGATGGTACTAGAGTTGTTCTAAATCAGGGCGATATAACTTGGGCACAACAGAGAATCCAACAAGGTGCAAGTAGTGGTGGAGGAAGCTCTGGTGGTTCATCACAACAAGTACAACAACAGATAACTAGACTAGAAGCAAGAGCTGAAGAAGCAAGGGAAAGTGATAGCCCACGAGCTGAAGCAGAAGTTGAGAAGATAGAAAACGAAATTGAAGAGTTACAGGATGAAGCTGAAGAAGGTGGTGAAGCAAGCCCAGGAGAAGCAGCAGCAATAAGTGAAATGCCACCTGAACAAGTAGCAGCTGAAGATCCACAAGCACCAGAACCACAAGTAGCACCTCCAGCCGGAGCTGAACAACAAGGTCATGCTTATCAGATTCCAGCAGGCCCTTATGCTGGAACAACAGTTTACATTCCATATCGACAACCATTAAGCAACACAGGTACACCAGCATTTAAAGATGCAACTATGCAAGAACAAATTGGACACATAATGAAAACTGGTAACCAAATTACATTCTCGCCAACTCAAGGCGCAATGGCAGATCTTCATGGACAGCAAGCGATGTCTCAAGCAACTCAACAAGCTGAAGCTCAAAGAGATCAAGCAATGTTAGATGCTTTCAAACAATCACCAAATTACACACAACTTGTTAGAATGTTTGGTGATGAACAAGCTGCATTACAACAATGGTTACAAACTCCGGAAGGACAGCAAGTTGCACAACAGGCAGAAGCTCAAGCTGAACAATCAGTAGCAGCGGCACAACAAACGGTTCAAAGAGATACAAACAACTTTAATGCAGCTCAAGCAATTACAACTCAACAAGTTAACATTGGTGGTGTAAATGTTCCTGTAACTCCAATTCCAGGAGCAAGTGGTCAACAGGGAACTTTTGGTCAAGACTCTGGTGTAATTGGTCAAACACCTTCAGGAATCCCATTCTTTATGGTTCCAGAGCAACATAATATTCCACCTGAGCCAGCAGGCATTCAGGACTTACAAAGAGCAAAACAGAATGGTATGGTAAATGATGAAATGTTAAGAAGATGGACTGCACAAGGTTCACAAGCTGTTCAATCAATAATTATTAAGACAATACAAAATGGACAGAATTTTAGACAAGAACAAATGACTGACCCACAAATTAGAAACTTTATAAATCAATTACACCCACAAGCTAGAATAACATCTGACAGACAATTAAGAAATTGGACAGGTTTAACTGACCAAGAATTTGCATCAAAATTAGGTAGTAGATATTAAGAGGAGAAATAAATGAAATCATTTGAGCATATATTTGTAAAAGCAAATTATCCACAACACTTACAGGAGTATATCCAGCTTTTTGAAGCTGACCAAGCATATGCTAATTATCAACAAGCAAATCAGCCAAATGATTTATATGCTAGATCACAAAACTTAGCACAACAGGGCGCACAGAACTTTACACAAGGTCAAGGAATTGGCGGTGTAATGCAAGGTGCTGGACAAATGATGTTGGGTAATGCTGGAAAGAAACTTGGTTTTTTAAGTAGATTAGGAAAAGGACTTGCGGGGTTAACACCCATTGGTGCCTTAATGAATCAGAAAAAAGCTAAACAAGAAAAAGAAGCTGCATTCAAAGCTGGTTATGAGCAGGGTCAAACTGATGCTGCACAGGGACAGAATAATGCAGATCAGGCTGCTGCACAAGCTGGTGGTGAACAAGCTGCACAAGGCGAAAAAACAGATGCTGATTATCAGCAAGCTGCAAGAGATGTTTGGGCTGGCAGATATGGTAATGGCCAAGAGAGAGTTCAAGCTCTTCAAGCTGCTGGGTTTGACCCACAAAGAGTACAACAATTAGTACAACAAAGTCAAGGTGGCGGTGGAAACAGCGGTGGCGGTAATAGTGGAGGCGGACAACAACAGCAAGCTGCTCCAGCACAACCTGAACAAACACAAGAACCAGAACCAGTTCAAGAATCTTTTATGAGGATCTATCGAGCTTCAAGGAGATAACTTTGAAGACATTTGCACAAATTCATGAAGACTGTCAACAACCACAAATAAAAAGCTTCTCACAAATTCATGAAAGTTGTCGTATCAAATCTTTCGAAGAAATCTATCAACTAAATGAAGCAGCATCTCTTGAAAGTATCAGCGCAATTAGCGACGCAATCTCAAATGGTCGAGCTTCAATGGCCAACAGTATCACAAATGCAACATCTGGCAAAGGACAAGCTGCTTCCAACATTGGTCAAATAGCAGCAGGCGCAGTTACTGGTGGTAGAGCCGGGGCTTTAGGAGCTGCTGCTGGCATCGCACAAAACGCTCTTAGCAATGTACAAACTTCATCAACATTTGGGGCAACAGCCAAAGGCGCATTGAGTGGTGCTTTAGATGGTTTTGCTTCTGGTGCAGGAAAAGGTGGAGGAATCGGTGGAGCAATTGGTGCTGTAGTTGGTGGTATTCAAGGAGCCATAGCCGCATTCCAAGATGCAAAAGCAGATGCGAAGGCAGCAGCAGAACAGGAAGACGCAGAAGATGCTGAAGCCGAAGATGCAGACGCAGAAGCTGATGCTGAAAGTGATGCCGACTCTGATGCAGATGCTGGAGACAGTGATGCTGGAAGTGATAGCGATAGCGGTGGAGATTCTGGCGGAGATAGTGGAGGCAGTGATTCAGGTGGCGGTGGAGACTCTGGAGGAGGCGACTCAGGCGGGGGCGGCGATTCCGGTGGAGGAGGAGAGTAGATTCACAGGTGTCTTTTTCCAATTGACGCCTTCGAGATTTCTTTCCATTGCTTTTAATAAGTCAGGTGTATGAAGTTCCGTTACGACAGTGTTAACTATTAAGCGATCTTTTGGGACTATTCCAATTGATTCTAACGTTCTATTATCAACCGTATGTCCATCAGTCATAACTTTGTCAAGTTTATAGTCAATATGAAATGAATCAACATAATCTAAAAGCTTTTCTATTTTGTTGGGTAAGCAACCAGTCGTATAAATTGTCGTTTTTAATCCACAACTTTTTGCTGTTGAAAATATCATTTTAAGTTCATCAATATCTTTGAACAGAGGTTCTCCACCCGATACAGTTAGCCAGTCAATATTTTTTGGATTTATTGCATAGATTCTCGTAACGATATCATCAACAGTTAAGTCCTCTTCTTCTGGCTCGAAAGTTTTGAGACTTGGGTTGTGGCAATAGAAACATGAAAAGTAACACCCCTTTGCAAATGCAACTGCTGCAATTCCATTGGGGCTATCAACTAGCGAAAATGGTATCCATCGGTACACCTAATTCCTCCAACTTTCTCGAAAAACTTTCTATCATTGTTATCTTGTCAGTGAATGATTTGATTCTCTCGAGGCCATAATGTTTACCCAAGAAAGATTCAAGCTCATCAGTAATCTCTCTGTTAACTACCAAATCATGAAGTTCAATTAAACTGTCTGATATTCCAACGTATGTTCCTTTTAAGAATGGCTTAACTTTATGAAGTCCACCCATTATAGTTCCAATAACATGATATTCACTGTAACAAATATTGTCATCATCATCTCTAAAAAGATATTTTGGCTCGATAACTATATAGTTGTACAATGCATAATCATCATTTTGTAATCTTCTATTTCTAATATAATGTCCTGGAACTTCAGTTTTACTTTCACCACTTTTGACAGTTACAATGTTACCATCAGATGTGAATGAAAAGCCCTGCTCAAATAATGAGGACAATAAATAGTTAAATGGAATTCTAGCATCAAGAAGTTTTTTGATAAACTTAACACCATATTCAATTCTAAATCCATCATCCATTTCGAGAAGAGTTTTAATCTCTAATGCTAATCTATTATCCAATGTGAAGTATTTTCCATTGTAGAAGACTTCAATTTCATCAGAGCCTTTTTCTTGTGTAAATGATATCTCATCATCTTCATAATTAAATGATCGATTTATAATTATCATTATTTCACTTAATGTAGTTTTTTCTCTGTGTAAAATTTCAGCAATTCTGTTGAATCTTTTATCCCCTCTCGAGACTTGTAATATCTCTTTGCCAGTTGGGATAACTATTGCTTCATCAGTCAAAATATAGTTTAACATAATTTCTCCACATTTGCTACATAATCCACCACTATTTGGAAAGCTTCCTTAGTTTCAAAAGCTCTTCCAGAAAAGTTTTGAGTCACTTTTAACATTGGGTACTTGTTGAACATATCAGTTATGTAATCTGTTCTTGCTGAGTTGTCAAAATTCTTAATTATGATATCAAGTCCAACAAGTTTTTTCATTATGTCCTTGTGGACTTTTGTATCATAAAAAGTTCTGTAGGTGTTATTCAGCATTTTAGTTAAAGTATTCCACACAGATAATTGTCTGGCTGAACCAGTTTCCTGAGTTTTGATTTCCTCTAATCTTCTAATTGCTTCCTTTCCAAAAGCTGTGTCATTAAAACCAACATATTTGCTACCAAGTTCAAGAACATATTCTGCTGACTTAGTGTAATCAAATATTGAATAACCATACAAGATATGGGTAGTCATATAAGTGACTATCTTATCAATATTTGCGCTCACTTGCTTAATGAAGTAATCATCAATGTAAGTCCAGTTTTTGTTTTTCATTATGTTCGCATTCTTGAAATAGTTGTAACTGATCATTAAGTGATGAGCTGGTTGCTGAATAAAGTCACGAATATAAGTATTCTTCAACATTGAGTGCTTGTTGTACTCGGAGTTTATCATCACACCTTTTTGCTCGATTGTGAATGCCTTATTTCTGGGCAGTTTTGGATTGGCTTTCAGATCCTTAAAGTTTGGGTTTATCCAATATCCTCTCTGGTCAACCTTTCCCTCGAATAACTCGTACGTAGTATTAGTCAGCTTGAGGGCGTCTACTGGGTCAATATATTTACCGGATATTGCATCATAGACTGTGTAGCTGTCCTTGTCATCCGCCAGAGTGGCTGATTTAGGCACCCTGGGCTTCGGAACTTTAATTGGGACGAATGATGAAGTTTTCTTTGAGACAAACTCTGGGAACATTTTAGTTATGATTTCAGAAGTCTTTTCATCTACGAAAATTGATTCCCTAATGTTTATGTCGTTCATTAATTGGAACTTATTCTCTAAAATAGCGGGAATTAAAGTCCAGTACTTCTTTTTTGCTGCTGCCTTACCAAAAAATGCGTCGAGCCTTTCCTTAACTAATGGTTCATCAATAATAAGTAAAGTGTTATATTCACCCTTCATTATTGCTTTGCCCAAGTCATAAACATAATCTTCGCCTTTTGTGTTGCTTGCACAGTAAACTGGAATGTTAGTAACTTCAAAGCGATTATTACGACGGGCTCTGGGCTTATACATATAAGTACCAGTTATGAGTTTATTAGTTATATGCTGCTCAAATTGCTTGTTTATTTGCTTGAACTCTTCAATTTCGTCAAACTCACCAACTAATATTCTGGGAAGGTGGGGAATGTTATTTCTGTTCTTGATGAAATTATTTGGAGTTGAAGCCTTCTTAACAAAGTCAGCCTTAAACTCATTGAAGTCCTTGTGGAAAATATCCTTCAGATATTCAATTGTAGTTTTGCTATAATTTAAGCTTTCTCTTGAAGGCTGGATTGAAACTGCTCCAATTGGAATGTGAATGAGCTTCTTAAACTCTGTGTCATACCTTCCATGAACGGCTGGAAAGTTGATGCTAATTTTACAAGCATTCTCTGTCTCAGTGTTTATGAGTTGAGTTACATTTACATCATAATACACTTGGCCCATTACTACACCGTGAGTGCTTCCATAACTCTTCAATATTTTGGATAAGAAGTTCCAAGTGTCAGAAGTCTTATTTAACTCGTTGTAATTCTTAACGAAATTACGAGTTGCTTCATAAATAGCGGGGCCATCCTCAGCTGTTTTCTTTGTCATGTAGTCAAAGAAAAGAGATGCCATGACGTTGTAAAAGTCCTCTTCTCCACGAACTATCAAAGGCATTTTATCAAAGAAGAGAAAAGTTTTCAAAGCTGCTTTGTGAAAGTTTTGAGTGTCCTCAGGTTTAACAAGCACTTCAACACTTGTTCCAGTTTCATTAAAAGCCTCGGAAGTGTTTACTCGATTGACATTAGGAATTCCATTTGAGTCTTTATAGATTATGTACTGATTTCTTTCACCATCTTTTGCAGTAGTCAAAGTAAATTGCTGAGTGTATGCGAGCGGAGTTTTTCCACCGAGTCCAAGAGCTCCAATAACTTTGTCGCTGTGTGATTTAGTTGACTTGCCGTATGACTTATAAACTGTCATAACATCATCATGAGTCATACCAATACCATTGTCTTCAATTATGAGCGAGTTAAACTGATGGTTTGGAAGATAAACTTTAATTGGTTCAATATTACCCGCTTCAATGTTTGCATCTATCGCATTACAAGAAAGTTCCCTCACGATTGCTCTGATTGGGTCTTCATAAATCTTGCTTGACAGAATATCAAACATTTTGCTATTAGCGGCAATAGTAAACTCGCTGCTTTCATTTTCAAGGCAGTTAGTTACATCATAAACTTTGTCATTTAACTTCATTTGTTTTCCTCTTATTAAGATATAAGATCATTTATCATAAAGGACAATATTACCAAATTCTTCCTGGATGTTTCTAATTCTATCTGAAGAATTCATACCTTCAAAATCAAATATTTCGTGGATTCGCTCATGCGTTCGATAATTACATAGTAATATGTAGCAAGATTCATAGGAGTCTAGTATCGACTGTTCTGAGTTTTTTTCCCACTGCCATCTTTCAAAAATTTCGCCAATTTCATAAATATGATGTTCAGTTAAATTTGTGCTTCTCTTTTCTTTTTCTAAAACTAAAAAACCGCGACTCTTTGCTAATCTTCTAGTTACATCTCGTAGTTTATTCTTGATTAGACTGTGAGGGGTTCCACCTGCAACATGTCTTTCATAACAGTTGCAGATGTGGTTCCGATAATCCTCATAGTTCATGAGGGATAAGTTCTCCAATAGTTGGGTGGGCAATTTTCCACTTGTTTTTCAACTACTGTCATTTGAGCTTTGGAAAATATCCTTTCAATTGGCAAGTCAATTTCGTCACAGTAGGACTTGATGATTTTGAAGTCCACATAGTTGGCGAGGCTTGTACCAAGTGAAATATCCTTTGTCAGTTTTTTCTTGTCAAGAGCAAGTTCAACCTTCTCGATATTTGCTTTGGCTTTTTCCATTTGAGTTACTAACTTTGCTTTTGCTGTTTTGATTTCGTCCAGTTTCTCTTTGAGAAGTTTAGGTGTACCAGCATACAAAGTTTTGAACTTATTTGCTTTTTCATCAAGTTTGGTAACCTTTCCAGCATGAGCGGCTTTAATAGTTTTCACCCGCTCTTTTGCTCTCTTCACTCTCTCAGCAATTTTCTGCTCGCCTTCCTTCTGGTTTTTGCCAACATTTTTCTGATGATTCAAAGTTTTTGCAATTTCCAAATTGGCTTCAAATATTGCTCTAAGTTTTTCAGCATCAGTATTTGCCTTAGTAACTTTTTTAGTTTTCAGGCTGTTGACGAGCACCTCGTTACAAACGACAGTGCGGAGGTTCTTAACGGTCGCTCCTGGCTGGATTCTCTTGAGGTAACTATTTACATTGACATTGGGGCGGAAGATCCGCTCACCAGCCTTGAGTGCCTTGAGACGCTTTGATAGGAAGGCATGGACAGTAGGCTGAACGGAAATAATCCGCTGGTCAGGTACTGAATCCTTTCCAAGAAAATCAAACTGAATCTCGTTATTTGGTAGAACACTGAGATGCTGAAACTCTAAAGTCTGCATCCCATAAGTTAGGGCTTGCTTGTTTTCGTCTCTCTCATTACCGATACGAATGCCAGTCTGCATAATCAAGTAAATGATAATTGCTTCATCAGTACCAGCAGCGCATCCCTTGTCAATGGCTGTGTTTATGTTTGCCCAATTTTTGAGAATATCAGAAGTTTTGTCAAACTTGCCAGTTATGTTTTCCTGTCTCAGTGAAACTTTGCCATGGAAAGTAACTGTCTTATTCAGAGCGGGAAAACCCATTTCCGGCCTTCCACATTTGATTTTGTAACTGTAAACCCAAATGGCTTTGTTGTCAGTGTTGTAGACGATATCGCCGGGCTGGACACGATATTTCCAAGAGAATTTTCTGGGGTCCTTTCCGCGAGTCATAATCCAGTTAGGGGCTTCAACCATGTAAGTAACGAGCGGCTGGCGAACTCCATCGAGAAGCGCATATCCGAACTTCTCTTTGAGTCCTTCCTTCAACTCTTTTACACGGACTTTGTCGATTTTTGAGGATTCTTTCGTAATCTGCTTAATTGCCTCTGCTGCCCTCTTCATGTTTTCCATGAGTGGAATGAAGTCATTGGGGAACGACAGTTTCTGCTGATTGACTGTGAGTTCCGGTTTTAGACATTTCCACATATTCTTGTTTGAAGAGTGAAAGGCTTCTTTTTCGTAATCGCTGCCCAAGAAACGAGCCGCCATCCAAAGCATCTCTTCTGCGAGAGGAGGGAGCTTTTCGCCAGCAAGATCGTACCCCTTAGTTCGGTACTCTTCTGGAAATAGCGGTCCATCATATTGTAGCGTTTTGAAACGTTCTGTTTTCATAATAATATATAAGATTAACTAAAATTATGTTCAAAATTATAGATATCTTCTACTAACTAATAATTATAGGAGATTTTAATGGCAGGCCCAGTAAATTTATATAAAGAATGGAAAGTACCTCTTTCAAAAAGTAATTATAGACCAGTTGCTGTTCAAGCTTCAATGTTTGATTTAATGTTTTATTATGATAGTGAAAATGTAATTCGACCAAGATACACTCCAGTTCAGTCTATAACTAACTTTAGAAATGTTGGATTGACTTTACAACATAACATAATTGCATTTGATGAGAAAGCTTATAGAGTTCCAGACAGTTCAAGAGGGGAATTGCCAAGAGGCTATAGGGTGCTATCTCCTGAAGTCAATGTTCAAGAAGAATATGAAGATATGGAATCAACTCAAGTCTCATTTGAAAGATGGTCTAAAATTGGGTTCGATATTGCATTGCCAAAATTTGATTCTAGACATAAACCATCATTAATAACTGTTAACAATTATGAAAAAGCTATAGCAAAAGATTTACAACATTATATCGATTATGAAACTTTTTTAATGAGAGGTGTTGATGAAAATATAGTTTTCCCATTTGATGCAGAAGTGACTTATGAAGAAATTATTGATTTCTTAAATTTAATGCCATTTGCTACTAATGATTTCTTTTATAATCCAGCGCTTAATAAAGAAACATCTATAACTATAAATACAGCATTTAAAGTTTTCAATAAAAATGCTGCTATTAAATTTACTAATACCCATGAAGTTTACACTAATTCAATTCTATTTACATCTGATATAAACCAAGATAATTATAACACTTGGACAGATTATAGCGATCCTTACACTGTGGCATCTGAAAATGATTTATTAGACGCAATAAATGCTGATATTATTCTTTGTGGAAAAGACTTAAACTTTGAAGAGAGATTTTTAGAAGAAGATTCTGGATTTTCTGCATATAATGCATTATGCTTAAACATGCGTTCACCAAGAGTTTGGAGAAACTTTTTTAGATATTACAATTCTAGATTTAATTTTGATGAAAGAATTTCATTAAATGATTTTCTAACTGGACCATTAGTTCACTTAGAAGCTGGCAATGTAAACAGAATGAATCCAATTCTTGCTTTCATGTTAAAAAATTGTTATGTATGGGTTAAGTGTTCATTCTTTGCTGATTATATTGATTATCAAGATTTCGATCAATATCTAAATAAAGAAGCTGATGTAATTCATAAGAATATGATTTTAACAAATTATGGTGATTTTAGAAAATATTCTGGTAGATTTTCTGATAGAAACGCAACAGTTTTAGAGGATTCATTTAAAGATAGTAGAGCATATATTCCGGTAACTACACCATCAGTAGATATTTTAGCAGACAATTTATTGCCTTTTAATCCAAGATTAAAAACAATGCCATTAGAAGAAAAAATAGATCTCATTATTGATGATTCACATAAAACTGAAAGTAAAATTGGCTCTCTTCCAATTGAGCCGTTTGTTATTGGCTCAGGTGAACATAACATAACAGCTCAAGTAACAAATGGATATCCACCAGTTTGGTTTGACCCTGATGGAAGAACTCCAGCTGAGGATTATAATGATGAACCAACTTTAATGGGAAAGTCTGGTAACATAATCACTAGCGGAAGAGTTATATCACCAACTATAGACGAATTGTGGATAATGATTAAGAGGCTAGTTGAAGGTAGAAAACCAAGTGACTATCAAATAACTGAAACTAATGAAGATGAAACGGAAGAATTAGAAATTGGAATCCTCGGTTACCCAAGAGGGAAAAATGAATTTGATACATCTATTAAGCTTAAGAAACATCGATTTGAAGTTGATAATAAAGAAGTAATTGGCGACCCAATTGATATAGCTTACACATTTGATAATGACTTTAGAAGAGGCGAATTTGAAGTTAAATCTTGGGTTGATACTCCAACTGATATTGAATACGTTTTAATGAAGGAACTAATTGAAGTTAACACTGATATTTGTGCTGGTATAATGAACCCAGAATTATTGAACAGAATTAGAAATATGCCATCTCCTGAGTTCTACAAGCCATTCGTGGACCCACTTTCATTAAGAGAATTAGAATCACTCATTAAGGGCTTGAGATGGAATTTAGCATATTACATGACTTATGTTAAGAATGTTAAAGTGTTTAATGGTTCAATTAAAAGAAGAAATAGTGATACACAATTAGATGAATATAATAGACCAATTCCAGTTCCTTATAATCTTGCAGCTGGCGGCTTATATCAATTACATAAAGATTATGAAACAGATGATAGCAAAAAACCTGGTAATTGTTTCTATAATCCAAATACAATATATGATGAACGATATAATCGAAATGAAGCTCCATCTGATGCTTGGGGCACTGGTGTTGCTAAAATTGGAGTGGATGAATTCTCATCAAACAAAGAAGTTATTCCAGCATGGAGTGTTTATATGGCAGCAGATGGAACTTGGCATTCAAGTAGACAGGCATTATTAGTACCACTTAGAAACGATGAGAAATGGTAGAAGGACTAAATAAATATGGATGAAAACGTAAAAGGATTACATACTCCTGGAAATTTATGGATAGATGAAAAATCTAATCAAATTAGATACCACACAGATGAATCTCAGTGGATTCAACCAATGTCAACTTATGATGTTGGCAATTCTTCAAATGACCAACATATTGCTTATATTAAAAGAGGGCAACCTGTTTCAATTGGTGCATTAGAAGACTTAATTCCAGATGAAAAAATAACAGAAGACCCATGCGTTGTGTTAACTACTCCAGGTAAGCATAAAGTGTGTATTGGAATTGCACTAGAACCAGGAGATAGTAAAGCTAAAGAAAATTCATTTGAAAAAATTCATGTCCTTTCAAAGGGTAAAATTGAATATAAATTAAATGATGATAGAAAAAACGTTTATCAGCCACCATTTACCGGAGAAGATGAAGATAGAAGATATGTTTGGACTTATGATGATGTTGGAAAAATAGTTTATGTTTCAAATAAAAATCCAGGAGCTTTAACTTTAAACTTAGATGAAGCTTATTATGATGGCGGAAATATCATATCAGTTGGTACAATTGCAGATGCGCCATTAAAAATAGATGGCTTTAATGGCCAACGAATTATTATTGAAGTGCAAACTGCAGGTGATGTTAGAGGAATAACTGACTCTACCGAATTTGCTGTTAAATTAGAAAGAATAAATAATGATAGTAGAGTAATAACAACTAATAAAGACTTATTACTTTTTGTTAAGATATATAAAGATTTAAGTGGAAAAGATGTCGGTAGAATTATATATGAAGAAAATGATTTAGATAATGAGCATTCTCCAGTTGGTGCATTTTATTATAAAAATGAAAGTAGTCACGTTAATTTAGCACAATTTTCAGGTCAAACGGTAAAATGTAATAGATTAGGTTTGATAACTGGTAATTTCCAATTCAAAGAAGATGAAATTGGAAAAGAGTTATACTTACTTAATGATGGAAGCAACACAGTTTCAACATCTGCCCCAATTAGAACTTTTGAATATAAAATTGGTATTGTGTTTGCAAAAAACAAAGTCTTATTAGACTGTAGATTTCCAAAGTTCTTAAAAAAGTTTGCGCCAATTGGAACAATTAAACCTGCCTATAAAGATTCTGTAACGGGTGAAGTTTACGCTGATCCAGGTTATATTGTAATTGATACGAAAAGTGTTAGAAAAATTAAGAAGCCTTTAGAAGGAGATATTTTACCTACACCTATTAACAAAAATGGAGACATATCTCCATTAATTGATACACATATAGACTTTACTAATTTAGTTAAATACACTAGATATTATGACTTATTTGAGTTCACTGTTGGGCAAAGTTCTAATTGGACTTGGGGTGAATATAATCAAGAATACAGTTTCCAAGAAAGATTAGATAATGATTATTTTACTTTTAAAAATAATTTATGTTACACTCTTGGTAATGGCGAAGAAATTCCAACACAGATTAAATATGAATTTGAAGGCACAGCAGAAGATAGTGAGTTTTTGTGGCCCGAATTTACTATAAATGGTAGAATATCTAAAACAGCTATTCAAATAGAAAAATTTGTTGATAGTAGATCTTATTGGGACCAACAATTTACTGGCTCTAAAATATTACCTAACATTGAATTAGATTTTGATCTTTGGTTAAAATCTCCTGATAGTAATAATCTTAATCATAGATATGAATTAAATATTGAATTTAAAGCTAAGGGTGACACTCCGCGACTATTAAGAAGTGAAGGTATATTAAATCCAGAAACTGATGTAGAACATATTACTACAACATTAAATGATGCATTATTTAGAATTATATGTCAATCAAAAGATGTAGAAGAAGGCGCATCATATATAAGACCAACAGTGATTTTAAGTGAAACTCCACAACCTGCTGAATATGAAAGGGGTTGGGTATGGGAAGGCGACCCTGCTAAAAATCCTGCAAATCCTGTAAATAATGATATTCCTGAATATCCAGGATATCCTGACTATGGCGATAAAGACTTCACACTTGATTATGATGAAGAACACACTTTTACTTTTATGAATGATGAGATATTAGTAAGAGGAAGAGAATCTTTTTGGGAATGGCTGCCGCCAACACGAACTTCTTGGCTTTGGTATAATGAGGAAGAACAACAAGTTGGATTTCCAACTCAAAGTACTAGCACTGATGGAGATACACAAACTAGAACAAGATATGAGCCAATAACATTAGAAGATGATTATAACTTGGGGGTAATACGACCAGCTTATTTTAATGAACAAACACAAACTAGAACTTATTATGGTGAAGATGATGACGGTAATCCTTCTTGGAGTAGTTGGTCACAATGGTCATCTGGTGAAGAAATAGAATGGGGAACTTGGAGACGTAATATAGATCCTCCTAAATGGGAATGGAATGGAAAAAATTTAGAAGGTGGAGGGAAAGAAGAAGAACCTACATCACACGACAAAAAGCCACTTGAAAATTATTATACAGTACTAGTTGAAGGTGATTATCCGCCACCACCTGATGGCTTAATACGTAAAACAGAAGAATGGTTCCAAGATAGTGACAAATTTGTTTGGGGACAAAGATCTGATAAAGACATGCTTGTTCCTCCTCATAAAAGATTTGAATTTTATTTTATTGATTCATTAATGACAACTGTTGAAATTATTCCTGAATTTTATTTACAAGCTACTGATTTTATAAATGAATGGCCTAGTGATAAAATATATTATTATAATGAAACTTGGAGAAAAACTAGAGATTTTATTGATATAAAACTAGAAGGCACAACTCCTCCACCATTTAATCTTAGAATTGATACTAGAAAATTAAGTGTAGATACATTTAATTCAATTAATGATAATTTGTTTTTTACATCAGTTTCTCCTTGGTATGCAACAAACATTTTCTGTGAAGGAATACAAATACAAGATGCTGATATAGAATTAAAAGAAGTCGAACCACCTTATACATTTGAAAAACCATTAAGATTTTGGATTAGCAATTTAGTTGGTATGGATTATATTGATGCAAATGGAATGAATGCTGAAAATTATGACTTCTCATTATGCATGTTAATGAATAATCAAAATCATTATATATCACCAGGTTTCTTTCCAGTACCACAGGAGCTTTTAAATGTTAACTTAAAAGAAGATGACGTACCAGAAACTGAAGCCTTTTATGGATATGGTTGGACTATTGGTAGAGCAGAAAATAAATCTTGGTATATTTCAATTTATGAAGTTCCACCTGGTACTGATGTATCTAATTATAGTAAATATAGAGGATTAAATTGGCCTCTTGGAACAAAAAGAACAGAACACACTTTAGAAATTCCATTTAGAATTACGCTAAGAAAACGCCCAGTTCAACATCAACACTTTATGATTAACCAGCTACTCAATGAATTAGCTTGGCATCCATTTTCTGATGAGCAAAAAAATCTCATAACGAGAAATAAACTTTATTTCGTTGGTGATGAAGACATTAAACATTGCAAAACAGATGAGCAAATACATAACATAACTCAAAATGCAACTTATTTTGATGTCAAACCTGGAGAACATCGTAATCCAAAAGATTCAATTGATTTTATAACACATGTTGGACCAGTTTATGTTAATGGATATAAAGATACTCAAGCCGTACAATTTTTTAAGGAAACAAAATATCCAGTAAACAATAATGCAAATGATGAAAATGCAAAAATGTACAAACCAATATCTTGGGTATATGACTTTTTATCTAATACAGTTCGTTCAACTGGTAAAGTATCAATGGAAGCTGGTTTAGAGTCAACTGCTGGATCAAAAAAAGAAGATGATTGGGAATTTAATGCATTAGAAGTTTTTGCATTTATGCCAACACCTGAGTTGCTTAAAGTAACTAGAGATGATCCTGTTCTTGGTATTAAACATGATAGATTTATAAATTTAACTTCAAATGTAAATAATTTTAATTCTAGTGGTTTGCCATCATTTACTGCATCATATGACATTACTGATAATTATAAACTTCTTTTTGGTGAAGCTTATACAAACTTAGAATTACAAAGTTACATGACTATGGTTGGTCAAGCTTTAAAAGAAACTTTTAATAACTTTTATTATGTTAATCATTATTTATTTGATGATAATAATTTTGATAAAAATATATCAGTTGAATTTAATGAATTAAGTAATAAAGGCGGGCTAATTAAAGCTACTGTTAAATTATTAAATGATTTTGAAAATATAGATAAAAGAATAGATGAAATAACTTCTTTTGAAGAGACAAGACATAGAGATAAAAGTTATATACAAAATTTTATTGGAAGAAGTGTCACCGGAACTAATATTCCTTTGACATCAAACCGTGGTGTTTATTCTGCCTTTGGCTTTCAAAATGGAAAAATATCAACTGCTTTTAGTTTAGCGGTGGCAAATCAACCAAATGTAACACAAATAAATACATCAGGTGCATCTGCAAATACATTTAAACCAATTGCAGTACAGGGGTGGCCCGGCAACATAGAATTTACCCCGCCTCAAGAGGAATATCCTAACATTGTTACTTTAATTAACCGAGCAATTGATACAGCATTTCCAACAATAACCACCTCCCTGGAGACACAAGCGCAGATTGTTAATTTAGGCACCTTAACTAATTTAAAAAATGTATTATCAAATATGTTTATTCGTTTAGAAAATCACTTACATGAATTAAATAGTCATACACATCCAATAACATCAACAGATATAGCAAGTGCACTTAGATTAAATCTAGTAGAAGGACCAAGTTGGCATCAAGGATATAATAATATAAATATAAATATAAATTTTTCTACAAATCCCTATAGCTTAAGAGAAAGATATTCATTTGATTATAATGGTTATAAGTGTTATTTGTATATTTGGCCACATGAAAAATCTTTCTATAGAGTTAGATATATTAGAAATATATGGACTTGGATTCATGGGAATGTTTCTCCACCCGGCATAGAAACTCTTGGTGATTGGTCATCCAGTTCTCCTTCTTCTACTTATAGAGATGTTTATACTGATAGAAATATGATAATGATTATACATAAGCCTATCACAATAAATTCTAATGTAATTTGGACAGAGCCTAACAATTATAATTCTATTACACAGAAACCTGCTATAGGTCAAGAATATGATACTCAACCTTATGGCCCGCTGGTTCTTACATGGGTTGGTTTAGTTGGTCATAATGTTGATAATAACACTCACTTCCCTAGATGGGAAATTAGTGGTGGTGAAACAAGATATGAACATAATATAATGCCTCGTATAGCTTCATCATTAATTAAGATATTATATGATGAAGCTATTGTTGACAGATACCCGAATAATACTACAATTATATAATGAACTTAGATTTTTGGAAAAAAACTGGCACAATTAAACCCTTCACACTAGAGGAGTGGGACCAATTCACAGAAGACATAGTTAAGCTGCCAAAGTTAGATTCATTTATCAATACACCAATGAGAAAATCAAAAGTCAAAAAGGGAGTTAACGTTCAATCTGAAAAGTTTGATAGTTTTACTGAGTTCGCATTCGTACAATATCAACGCCTAATTCAATTTGCTATTGTTGAACGAAACGTTAAGTCGTTATTCTTTCACTACACTGATACTAATGGAAAGATGTGTAAGTTTTTTCCAGATTTTCTTGTCAATGGAGTCCCAGTCGAGATAAAAGGCCGACTATCTGAAAAGGATAGATGCAAGTTAGAACAATGTACTAATGTCGTATGGTATTTTCAAGCTGATGTGAATAGAATGATGGGAGAATTGGATGCTAAAATCCCAAATTGGCGGTCTGACTTTTTGCAAACAAATTAGAAGAATCTTCTCATATTGTGTTTTTCATATAATCTCATAGCGTCTATATACTTATTGATAGCATCAGTTATTTCAAAAAATTGCTCATTAGTGCTAACGGCTTCTTGAATTAGTTTAAGATAATTATCTCTTAATCCATTAACTTCAAGCAATCTTTCATCTAATAATTCATAATCAACTCCCATTAACATACTCCACTATTTTAAGAGGCACGCCTTTTTTAGTACAATAATCTATACAATGTTTAGTGCCTCGAGATTTTCCGTCCCAAAAAAAGAGCGCAAAGCGGGACCTCTTTTCTTCAATAAAATCAACCATTTCCATGTTGCGGAGAATTCCAGCCTGCTTTCCATGCTTCTTCCAATCTGCTGGAAACTCTAATACAGCTCCGCAATTTTCTTTTCCCCACTTTGCGCCCAGAGAATCGGCACCTCTCGCCATACCACTAATGATAACAATTTCATCTTTTTTCAATTCCTCTGTTTCTTTAATAGTTCTTTCTAATAATCCGTAATCGTCGAAATCACGACCACCCGCAATTAGTAGATATAACGAGGTGCCACTTACTTTCAAATTTTTCTCCGTTTAACTTTTGGCTGTTCGTCTCCTTTTACTACAAATGTATCATCTTTCATAACACCCGCAGGCACCCAAACTTTGTCGTTGACTGTGACTCCTGCGTAGTTATCTCCTAAAACATATCTAAAAAATCTCGTTAGTGCAATTTGATATTCACCTCTTTTTAGATATGCATTTTTAGATAATTCAATAAACACTGTTTCTAATTCGCTAAAATATTTGCCATCAGCAATTTGTGCTGGATATTTCCATTTCCATTTTTCTGAATCTTCAATAAACTGAAGTCCAAAAGTTCGATAAGTTGAAGCATCACCAATAACTTTCAATAATAAGCCAAACTTATCTTGATAATCAGTTCCCATTATAGTTTTGAAAACATTTTCCGTTTTATTTCCATGAGATAAATCTGCCAAAACTGCTGCTGCATCATCATAAGAGACAATGTCAAAAGTTTCCTTAATCATATTGATATCAAATATTTTACTTTCATAACATTGCTCAAGCATTTGAATTGCTTCTCTAAATGATGATTTGCTATTTTCAGCAATAAATTTTAATCCTTCAGTTAAGAACTCTTTTGGACAGTCTACTAATTTCTTTTTCTGACAAATACCACCAAGATACATATAGATTTCATCATTAGTTGGAACTTTCATTTTCCAGTTTTTACATCTTGATTGTAATGCACCTGGATTTTTCCCAGCCAACTTACTCATTGCTGTAAATATAAAAAAGAACCCAGATTTTGGAGACTGAGTTTCTATTAAGAACTTATCAATTGCTGATGCATGAAAACCTTGAGTTTCATCACATATTAGAACTTTAGCTCTATCTCTAATTGCCGGAGTTAAAAAGAATGTATCAAGAATCTTTTTAACGTCATCAGTTGACATCATTGTGCCATTTAGATAAGCAATATCTCTATCATAAGTTTCGTTATTTACAGCTAAACAAGTTGGACAAGTTTCACAAGGTTCCCCATCTTTGTTTATGTTTTTACAAGCAATTGATTTTGCTAATATCTTAGCAAGAACAGTTTTACCACTTCCCCATTGGCCCAAGAAAAAAGTTGACTTATCAAACTTTTGAGTTTTCCTTTTTGATTTAATATGATTAACGATGATATCTTGGCCATAGACATCCTCTAAAGTTTTGGGCGCGTCCACTATGTACCAATCTGAAAATCCAACTGACATATTTACCTCTCGATTATTTTTATTTATATTAACTAAAATAGTCTATCATATCTAACTGTTTCATTGCCTTTTCTACTCTTGACTCAAAAGTTTTGATTCTGTTGTCACAATATTGATTTTGACTCTTAATCACTTTTCTTTCTAATTCATGAGTTGTTTTTTCTAGCTGTCTTTTAATTCCTTCGACAATATCAATGCAGTTATCTTTCAATATCTTTTCTAATATTTTGACATAATTTTCATTTGCTTCAATTCTTCTTTCTAATCTTTCAATATGGGGTGCAATTAATTCATTGAATTCTTGTGTATCTTTTAATGTCATTAGTCAAATAGAAGTTCAACCCTTCCCATCTCCTCTTGTACTGCTTTCTTTGCCATTCCCTTAATGATATTATCTACATTTTTAATTGACTCATCTAATAGTTTTGCTAATTCTGACTGATGTATATTACGAAACTCATCCATCATCCACTTCAATGATGCAACACCTGGTCCGCCCATCGACTGTACAATTATTTCGAGCTGTCTAACTTTTTCTTCTAATTCATGAAATCTATCAACAACACCAAATGTTGTATCTCCAGTTGATATTATTACATCAGTATGTCGAGGAGTGTAATTTGACATTGTGATATTACTATCAGATATCGCATAATTAGAGGCATCAATTGGGACGCTTACATCAGGTTTATTTGCAAACTTATCTAGTGCTGGCATGTTATTATATTAACTGACTAAACTTTGATTCATAACCAGTAATAAATGCATCTATTAGTTCTTTGTGAATTCTTCTTAATTTTCTATTTTTCTTAACATATTTGATGTTATTATACATTCTAGAAACTTGGTCTACTTTTGGTTTATCTAACAAGTTATACAAACAGTCACCAAGTTTCACAGTTAAAGCATCATCTGATAGTCTAACCATTTTTCTGGACATGTAATTTTCTTTGTCTTCTTTTTTGATATTTGGAAGGTTAGTCAATTCATCAACTAAAATGGCGACTTCTTCATCAAACATGTCTTCGAGATTAGCAAATGAAACTTTACAATCCTCTAAAGTGTCATGCAACTCTGCAGCACAGAGAATGTTTTCATCTTTGATTCCATAGCCTTCTAATGTGTCAGCAATTCCTTGTGGATGAACCCAATATCTATCACCAGAACCTTTACGAACTTGTCCTTCATTATCATGGGCGATGCGAGCATATTCTCTTGCTAATGCTTGTTTACGAGAGACTATTTCATAAAGTTGTTGGAACGTTTTCATATTTAATTAGTTGGGATAACTCTTCCCCTTCTAACCATCTGGAAGTTATTGGCTCAATTATGTACTTTCTCTTATTGTCCAATAGAGTTGTAGTAACTGGAACCTCTGCGAACACAAGTTCCAGTACTCTAAAAGTCATAGTATCATTTTCAGATATCTTAATAGCAGCTCTTTTAATTGCAATTTTCTTAGCTTTTTGAATATCAGCAATAGGTGTAACATTTGACGTTACATGTCTCTTTTCATCTTTGATAATCTCGATTATAACGAGATATCTTTTTTCACTAAAGAGCCGTTTCTCTTCAATCTCAATGCCAAGTTCTTTTGCAACTAAAGTTTCTAATTCCATGCTAATTTTTCGTACAAGTCTTTTGTCTTTCCAATTAGTTTATCAATAGTGTAGTCTTGATATCTTGTGGCTGATTTCTCACTCATTTCTTTTCTCAAGTTTGCGTCATCCATTATCTTTAACATCGCATCTTTATACTGTTCAGCATTTATTGTGCCATCAGTTTTGATATCAATCAATGTTCCAACACCTTCAACTATTTCTCTAACACCAGGAGCGTTAGTTGCTATAATTGGTAACTCAGCAGATAATGCTTCAATTGCTGCATAACTGCAAGTTTCACAAGCTGATGCGATTAATGATGCGCCTGCTATTTGATACATTTCGTTTAGTGTTGAAGGAGGAATAACACCCAATGGTCGAATTGGTATCTGTTTTTCTTTTATCAAGTTTACCAAGTAATCTGAAGTGCTTCCAGCCCACCAAACTTCAAAGTTTTTGTTCACTTTATAGACTTCTTCAACTATTGGAATAAGTTGGTCCATTCCTTTTAATGGAGAACCATGCCCAACAAATGTAAAGATAAACTTATCATAAGGACTTTCTTTTCTTCCCAACTTTTCAACACCGTTGCTTATTACTGAATAAGGTGTGTGATGCCCAACTCTATGATAATATGCTTCTGAATCTTTGTTGTTTAATATGACATGGTCGGCCAATGTGAATGGAAGAATATGTCGAGGCTCTTCAATAAAATCTAGACTATCATCTTCATATTTGAGCGTTAATTCTTCATACTTCTTTTTATCAAAGCGAGCTGTTTCTCTAAAAGGTACACAATGCATTGCACAAATATGTTTACAATTTACTTTTTGTCGAATGTAAGTGATGAGACTATAAAGATTCAAACAGTTAGCTTGAACAATTAAGTTTGGCTTATTAGAAAATAAATCTCCAAAGTTGTCCCAGAATAAGTCATAAATATGTTCCAAAACAGTTGACTTTGGATTATAATAGATTATACTATCATCATAAGATTTTTTCAATTCAAATTTAGTACCTGCTACAAATGTTATAGTAGTTGTTCTAATATGAGGTGGCAAATGTGTCTTCAAAGTTTTGAGATATCTATCAACACCTGAAAAGTTTCCTTCTGATGTGATGTTTAATTGAACAACATTAATCAATTTCAAGTCTTCTTTTGCAGCTTGCTTACGAGCTGTTAAGCCCTTTGGCTCTTTATAATCATATTTATCTGTCTTAACGAGTGTCTTTGGAATGTTAGTCAATCTTCCCCAATTTGCAATTGAACAAAATAACTTGAAGAAGTCATCAAGCACATCAATCTCGAAATTGTTATAGAACATGAAAGTCCCAGGTTCAATTGGCATGTGTCCCTTAAACAATTCTGATTCAACAATATGCGGTTCAACTGGATAAAAATAACTTCCATTATTTTGTTGTATATAACTTCCACAACCAATTAAACGCTTATCATTTTCTAAAAAGCGATATTGTTGCTGTAATCTGTCTTGATTATTTATGAACTTACTAAATGCAATGTATTTACCTCTTGCATCTTTTACTTCTTTAACTATTTCATAATTCAAGAAATTGCCATTTTCCAATGATTGAAGTGATTCCTTTTTGAGGCCCTTGTCTCCAATGTAAATTACGGAAACGAGCGGAGTTAAATCATGCTCTTTAATTAGAGCTTTATTTTTCGTATTTTGCTCTTCATGTTTTTGAGCTGATATTCTATTTGGCCCAACTCTGTACTTAATCAACTTACCCGGAAGACGAGCATATGATGGTGTTGGAGTTTTGACATATCTTAACCACAAGTCATAATCTTCAACATACTCATATTCCTGCCTATAAACGAGATTATGTTCATAAAAATAGCTTTTTCTCCACATTACAGTTGGATGAATTATACAGCACTGTTCATTCAAGTTTGCCAAATTATCAGTAGACATTAATGAATGGGGAAGAGCAACACCTTCTTCATTTATGATAGATGCATTTGTTGCACATAAGTTCAAGTCAGGATAGATCTTAAACAAGTTAACTTGTTGTTCTAATCTTTCTGGCTCCATTATATCATCGGAATCCATTCTAGCAATAAAATCACCAGTTGCTTTATTGATACCATAATTTAATGCTGCTACTAATCCTTTTTGGTCAATATCTTTTGTGTTTAACCAAACGATATTCATTGACTGTAATGGCATATTATTTACAATTTGTTTAAATGGTTCTAACGCTTTTAATGTATCTTCATTATCTGACTGGTCATCGATGATAATCAATTCCCAATCCTTGTAAGTCTGAGCTAAACAAGAATCTATTGCTGTCGTTAATTGGCTTGGTTCCGTATTATAAACGGGTAAAATAATTGAAACTTTCATATTTATTTAGTGTTCTCTCCTGTTTCTGAAATTTTCCATTCAATTCTTCCGTCATCAAAGAAGAGACGTTCAAATTTAATGTTGCTATCCTCATCTGTTTTTAATGGAGGACGGGCTAATGGTATAGAAGGAATTTCCATACCATGATAATCTATTTCATTAATCTCGCATATCATCAAAAGCTTTTCTTTAAACTCAACAAACATTCCATTTTGGAGTTCACTTCCTTTGAGATCATATACTTGATTATTGATATTTACTTTGAATATCCAATGAGGAAAATTAGTAACTCTAACTTCCTGTAATTTTAATTTACCATTTGGCTGCATCACTTCAACATCTGGAAAACGAATTGATAATGCTTTACCAGTAAATATTGGTGGTCCTAATGGCTCTAACGGTGTATCAACTTCTAGTCCCATAATTCTCCATTACTTTTTCAACGATTTTATTGTAACCTTCTTCATTACCAGTTACTTCAATCATTCCCTTTTCAAATTTTTCATATAACTTTAAAATCTCTTTGTCAATGTTTTTAGCACCTTCTTCATCTTGAAAGCGGCCCTTGGGATTATAAGGTTTAACTCTCTTAACAAAAAAGTTCATGTTGTCATATTCATTATGAACACCAACTAAAACTTCAGTAAAATCTTTCGCATAAGGAAGTGACTGACAATAAAAGGCACCCATTAAAATTGGGCTATCAGTTATAACGATATCAACTTCATTTCGTAATCTTGATAAACGATAAGACTGTTTTCCAAGAACGTACAATTGATTTTCAAATGGTTTTTGTCTTCGTTCCCAAACTTGTTCTTTAGCCCATTCTGGAACTATTTCACAATTTATTCCCTTCATTTTAAGTTGGGCAAAAACATATGCAGCACCTGTAGATTTTCCACTACCAGGCCCGCCAATTAGATTTACTACAATCATTTATACTCCTTATTACATATTAACTCAAATTCTTTTTCAGTGAAAAGCTCATCAGTTTGTGGTGTTGGTGGAACAGCAGGCATCGCTGGAACTATAATCTTCTCATTTCCAGTTACTACTTCAATGAATCGTTTTTTATCGTTTTCATCAACATAAATGTAGATTCTTTGATCATCATTATTAAAGAAAAGATCGCTTGTTGAAAATTGGGAAAGATCTTTCATGTCTTCCTCTGTCCCAGTTCTCATTGTAGTTGTTCCAGCCCAATTAATGCTGTTTATATATCTCGTTTTATCAACCGTAGAGAAACTCATAACTTTCTTCGTTAACTTTTATATCTGATTCTTGTAATGGTCGTGATAATCCCAAACCTTCTAAAGTCTTTAACCTCGACAAGCCAACGTAAGTTATTCCTTGTGGTACCCAATTTTGTAATGACACATAACCTGCATCGAATTGTTTTCCCTGCACTTTGTGAATAGTTGCAGCTCTACATATTTTACAATCGATCTGTTTATACCAATGTTTTGGGATGTAACGAATTGTTCCAGTGTGATCTAGTTCAATTTCATAAAGATAAGTTGTCGTTTTTCCAATGTGTCTAGTTTGTCCATTTGCTATTTTAATAGTGACTTCATCTTTATTCAAGTCAATCACTTCACCAATCATTCCGTTACTATATTTATGATCATCTCTTTCATCATAACTATTCATGAGACACATAACTTGTGCTCCCTCTCTAATCATGACTTCTTGTGCATTCAAAGTTTTGTCAATTGGATAACCCTTAGACATACTTGCTTTATAAGTTTCAGATTTTCCAGTTAAGCTCAACATATATCTATTGTTTATTTGATCTACAATTTTATTCGTTGGAGTCATATAAACATATTGTCCATGTTCTTGCTCAAACTCTTGTAATGAAATAACTCGTTGATTAAAATATTCTAAAGTTTCAGCAGTATGGTCTCTTGATCCTATTTCAAATAGTTTATCAGCAAACTCCATGTCAGGTTGTCGATATGATTTTCTCAAATGAACTACTTTAAAGTTTAAGCTCTTATAGAACTTGCTATTAAAGAACATCATTTTTCCGCCATATTCAGCTTGGTAAAAATCATTGACAATTTTATCACCATTAATTACAGGTGGAAGTTGTAGCACATCACCAAATAAAATGAACCTTGGAATTGAACCATCATCACGATGCATTTCTATTTTCTTACAAATTGAATCAAATAAATGGTTTGACATCATTGAAACTTCATCTATAATAATGACTTCAGCTCTATTCAAAACTTTTTTGTTTTTATAACTCATGTTTAATAAATCATCATGTCTAATTATTGGGTATGGCGGAATGCTTAAAAATGAATGAATAGTTTTTGCTGCTATTTTCTCAGAACATAATTCAACTGCTGTTATTCCAGTTGTAGAAAGAACTACAACATTTTTCAACATTGATGACAAGATTTTTATCAATAAACTTTTTCCAGAACCTGCTCTTCCTTGGAAAAATAAGTCACGAGATGAATTTAACCCCATGCTTAATGCTGTTTCAAATTGTTGATTAGTGAGATCTACCCAACTAAACTCTTTCGGAAGTGTTATATTACTCATAGTCACAAATTAACTTCAATTTCATAATTCAACAAAGAATAAAACTCTTTGAAGGAATTGATTAAACTTACGAGCGCCAATTCTTGTATGCGCTCATCTTCATTTAGAACTTCAGGTAATGTGTTTATTGTATCTATAAATGGCTCAAATAGTCCAGCTTGAATTGGAATTCCAGAACCAAGAAACCATCTCATTCCAGAAGTGTTTGCCCTCACTAGTTCTAAACTAGTTGGTGTTACAGCAATTACTTCTAATCTCACATCACTAAAGTCAAGATTAATGACATTATCAATTAGTGTAACACGAGGATGTTGCTTGGTGCCAATCAAAACTATGGCCTCATAATCAAAACGAACTGAATAACCACCAGTTGGAATGTTCAGGAAAATTGTATCTGTTCCATTTTTATAGATTCTTCCAAAATAATTTATCTGATAAGAAGCCATTCTAAAAATTGGAACTTCCTTTTCTATCGTGTGAACGATTATCGTTTCATTATTATTTTGATTGCCGAGATAAAGTATTACCCCGCAAACGACTGCCAAAATAAAAGTAACCATTAAAATATAAAAGACCCAATTTTTCATATCTATCTCCTTATAATTATATAAGAAATATCAACTCTTCTTTTCAACTATATGTATCTCGAAATTAGAATCCTTAAAGATAGCAACAATCATCGCTTTAACTATTTCCCAATCGCCACCAGCTAATCCACAACCCAAGTTTTTTGGAAAACCAATCACATGAGAATAATTCCCATTAGCATAATCACCACATAAGTTTCTAAACTTTTCTAAACAGATATAAAGAGCTTCATAATTAAGATATCTTTTTCCATCTTTGCCAAACTTATTTTGAGCAAACATATTACAGATAATTTTAGCTTGCCGATTTGGTTGATTTTTAATCATTTGAATTTGCCCCAACAAATCTTCTGGCTCTTTAAATGATTTTTCGTTTCTTTTACAACCTTCTATATAAGCTTCATAAACTTCTGGATAAGTTGCTCTAATTTGTCCAGCTATTCCAGAACCCATTGCTCCTTGACAATTAACGACATGAGCAATGATTATTGCATGTTCATCAGTAACTAAATCGCCTTCTCTTTCAATCAATTTCATATCAGTTTTCCAGTTGGCTCTTTCATGTTCAATATTGTGACTTCTTCTCTTGCTGTTTTCATTGCAGCAATTGGCATATTAAATAAGCAATTAAGTTCATCAAGGTGTTGTTCAATTCTCCATTTTAATTCTTCTGAAAACTTATTTGCAGCATCAATTGGATTAGTTGCGTATTCATTATTTAAATTTTCTTGGCTGGCAATTCTCATTTTTCCAGTATCTAAGTTTTTCATATCATAACGAAAACCTGTAGAATAAGCATCAATTTTGTATTTATGAAGATGTGGTGACAACCAGAAATTATCATCATCATGCTCAAATTTGTAATAAATAATATCGTCCATTAATCTAAACTCTCCGTTATTGTGAACTGTCCTTGTTGTGCTGTGTACATTATACAGTTTGAAGAAATATCAGATATGAGTCTACATATTGCTCGCTTATGTGATATTAAGAATATCTGATCAAACATACTGTTAGTAACAAGCATTTCAAATAATTTTTCAGATGATTCATCATCTGCAGCACCATCTATTTCATCACCAATAATAATGTTTATACCATAAAGTTGTGCTAGTGAAACTTTAAATGCTATCGTCAATAGAGCTTTTTCAAAACCTGATGACATTTTAGAGTTTATCCAAGCATTATTTCGTTTTCTTTCCTGTTCAACAACAGTTTTATCTTTTGTGTAAAAAAATTCACAACCCTTTTTAGAATTGATAAGTTGTACCTCATATAATGGAAATATTGACTGAATAAAATTATTCATTTCATTTTGTAATGAAGCACAAGTTTTAACTACCATATAGTTTGGAAGATTTTTATCTAATATTCCAAGCGCTTCTTCATAGATATTTTGCTGCGTTATTATCTCAGTGTTTTCTTCTGATAATTGTTTAATCTCTTTTTTATATTTAGAAACATTATCAGCTCTGGCTTTATTTCTAACAGTTATTTCTTTATTAGTTTTAATATCAGTAAAATGAGCATTTATTTTATTCGTTTCACTGACTATCTCTTTAGATAAAAGTGTGATGTCTTCCTGTTTAGATAATTGCTCAACATTTTTTCTATATTTTTCTATATCAATATTTATTGAACTAACTTCACTTTTTAATTCTTTTAATTCAGAAGTATAAGTCAACATATTATCAAAATTGTCTTCAATAGTCAACATATTTTTTTCAAGAGTTTCTTTTTCCTCTTTTAACATTCTTTCTTTTGATTCATCAATTATTTTATCACCAGCTAATTTTCTTAACATCTCAGTTGCTAAAGTCATTTCAAGTTCATCATTCATGTTATTAACACCAGTCTCTGTAATTCTTTCTTTTATTTTATCACAGATACTAGCAAATGTGTCCCCCGCTTCTTTTTTAATCTGTAACACATCAAACTCATGGTGGCCTTTTGCGTCAGTTCCATCATACTCAGCATTTAACATTTTACCAAGTTGCTCTTTTAAGAAATCAGTAGTTTCTCTTTCACATAATGGACATTTATCTTTTTCTTCTAATGAGGCAAACCTTTCATAATTAGCTAATATCTTTTTGAAATATTCTATTCTCTGAGTTACAATTCCAATTTCACCTCTTAAGACATTTTTTCTTGCTTCTAATTTATCAGTTTCTTCTTTATTATCTTTTAATCGTTTACTTATTTCAGTTAAGCTACAATCTATTTCTAATAATTTCTGTTCCGTTTTATCAAACTTAATTTTTTGTTCTTCAATTAAGTTTATTTTATTATTCAAATCATTCTCTTTTAGATTTAAGCTCAA